AAGACGGATGCAGACGAGTCTGTTGTTTTAGATGACGAAGACGGTACTCCTACTCTTTCAGTGTGAAAGAAACATTCTATATACCATGACAATGAATCGGAGGGTAATGTTGTCCCTAAAGCGACCTACCTCCGGCATTGCTCTCATTAAGGGCAGTTCCGATATGGTTATCGCTGGCTACGCATCAGTTGAACTGGTGGACAAGCAAGGCGACCTTATTACTCGTTCAGCACTAAAGGATGCATTTGGCGGATTCATGAAGAGTGAGAAGTTCCGTAATGTTCAACTCGCTCACTCAAATATTCAAGTTGGAGAAGTTATTGACTCCTATGTAGATTCAAATGGTCGGATGTGGAAGTCCGAAGTTGATGATGCTGGCATGTTTGTCGTTGTTTCACTTCGCAACGATATTGAAAAGGCTCGTGAAGTGGCCGCAGAAATCCGTAAGGGTAATCTGCAAGGATTTTCCATCGGTGGACAAGCATTCAAGAGAGTGCGAAAATCGGATGGGGAACATGGAGACTACCAAGAAATTAGTAAAATGGAACTGCACGAAATTACGATATGTGAAAAAGGAATTAACCCCGAAGCACAGTTTCGTATTTTAAAGGAGGACACCCACATGACAACAGAAAATGATTTGAATAATGTAATGAGCAGACTTGAAGCACGACTTGACGCAATGGAGAAAGGTGAACTTCCTCCTGCACTCGCCGCTTCTATGAAAGACAAGAAAGACGATTCCGAACCTAAAGAAGAAAAGGAAGAATCTAAAAACCCATTCGCCGCAAAAAAAGACGAAGAAAAGGATGACGAGGATATGAAAGACGACAAAATGTATGCAAAAGGTAATGAGTACAGCGATGTTATCACCGCTGAATACTTGAATTGGATGGAAGACACTCTCAAATCTGCTGGTGTCAACACTGGACAAGCACGACAACATTTCGACAACTTGGAGAAGGCGCAACTTGGTGGCTTCGACAATCCCGATGCTGTTGACGGTGCTGATTACTTCGCCGGACAAGTCCGAGGTCGAGGTCAAGAAAATGGTTCACCTTCAACCGGTGCAATCTCCGCAATCTCTTCAACTGGTGGTAAAACGCCATCCGGTGCGCTTGGACCTGTTTCAATGGCTAAGGGTTACATCAACCCAAGCAATGTTTCAGCATCCGATGTTGAAGCCGCATACGAAGTTTACAAAGCCGCCGCAATGGAACAAGGATTCCGTGGCGACCTTGAATCTCAATTCGCATCTCGCTTTGCTAATGAACAAAAAATTGCAAAGCATGAAGCAGAAAAAGCCGAGTTCGACGCTCGTGCGCCTCTCAATGAAATTATGAAGTCAATTAACGCACTAAGTGAGCGTATTGATAACATTGGCATTCAAGGGACATCAATTCAAAAGTCGGCTTCTTCATCTAATGTTGAAGTCCCATCCACACAAGACTTGAGTAACATGTCTTGGGATGAAGTACACAATCTCGCCGGTTCGGTAATTCGAGGGGCTTGAAAATAAAAAAAAATAATGGAGAGTGAAATATATGGCACGAGACTACATACGAAGCGTAACTGACATGGAACGGTACTTTTACGGTGCTGGCAATGCAATGGGGTATTCCTACAGCGGTAGCGAATTGCTCAAGGCTGACAGCCCAATGCTATCAAGCACAGCAGGTACATACCAAGCGATTTATGGCCGCAAGGTTTGGTCGCAATTGAACCAAGAGTTCAACGCATTTTCAATCCTACCAAAGCGACCTTGGGAACGCAGTGGATGGCGAGTCATCACTGAACGACCTTCGTTCAGCGTTGGTGGCGGTGTTGCAGAAAACGCAACGCTACCGGACACTACCAAACCTACTTTCCAACACATCGCCGCAAAGCCAAAGACGATTGTTCACACATTCGACATGAGCGAAACTGCAATGTTCCTTGCTGACAAGGATGACGGACTGGGCGACATTCGTTCAATCCTCAAAGAAGAAATGGGTAAGCACCACGCCGAGCATATCAACAAAATGTTGCTCGTTGACAAGGCTACCCCTGCTGGAAACGATTTCGAGTCTCTTGACCGCATCGCTACTGGTCTCGTTGCTGGTTCAGCAGAAGACATCTACTCGATTGACCGAAGTGCAAACTCTTGGTCTGTTGCAGAAGAAGACTCAAACAGTGGAACTGACCGAACTCTTTCCCTCGACCACTTGGACAGCATATTCCAAAAGTGCTGGACTCGTGGTGGAAACCCAAAGGTTATTCTTACTGGATATGATACTTTGATGCGCCTTCAACAACTTCTACAATCGCAACAGCGTTTCATGGAAGAGAAGCGTATTACCCCTACCTACAACGGTGTTAAGGGTGTACCGGGTATTGAAGCAGGATTTATCGTTGCAACTTACAACGGTGTACCTATCATTCCATCTAAGGATGTTCAAGCAGACACATTGAGCCGTATGTATTTCCTCGACACGGATTACCTCTACTTCTCTACTGCTATCCCAACGCAATACTTTGAATCCGGTATCGAAACCGGCGACCCATTCGCAATCAACCGTCTTGGACAAGAAGGAATGTATCGAACTATGGGAGAACTATGGACTACTTTCTTCGGAGGACACGCTTCAATCCGTGACCTAAAGTGATGGTGATTGAGAAAATAAAAAAAAAATAATGGAGATGACATAATATGGCAACGACAATGACACACCGAGGAATTACCTATGTACAAAATGGTACTGGAACTACAACAATGAACCTTGATTTGCAACTACAAGGTGGAGTGGACCAAGACGAAACTGGTTGGCTTAGTGGTGCTGGTGCGGCGGCGGGTTCATACCCCGGTGTCCTTACCGGTTTCCAAGCAACCAATGATGATACAATCAATGTTGGGACACGAAACCCACGACTCGTTATGCTTACACTTAATGCGGCAGTAGCAGATACAAACACACTTACCCTTTCGGGACAAGTAAGTAAAATTGTATCGTTTGTAGCGCAAAGAGCAGATGCAACAGCGAATGTAGCAATCACTCACACGAGTGATTTGGTCTTGACCTTCGACATGGAAGCAACTGCTGACGGAACCACTGACGATTTATCCGCAATGGAACTTTGGCTTGTTTTGGCTTGAGGTGGGATAAATGCCTACTGTAACCTTTTTGGGACCGTTCTTTGAACGACCAATGCGACATACAATGGGTATGTGGACTCGTGGTGAAGTTGTTGAAGTTGAGCAACAATGGCTCAATGAATGGCGACACACACTCCCTGCTTCACACTTCTTGATTGAAGGTGAAGAAGAAGTTACCACAGACGCAGGAAATGACGGCTTGCCCGACACAGGGTGGAGTCGTAAAGACATTATCGCATGGTTAAGGAATAAAAATATCTCTACAGGTAGTGGCTATCTCACGAAGACAGCCGGACTTAAACTTGTAGAAGAATATTTGAATCCCGCACCCGTTGAGGAAACTTTAAGTCAAGTCGAAGACACCACAGAAACAACAGGAGATGAACAATAATGGCCGCAAGCACAGCAACAATTGACCCCCGACCAAGCGTATTTGGAGATAGAATGATTATAACTGGTAGTTTTACTGCTGGTGACACAGGAGTTCTCGCAATTGATTTAAGTTCGCAGTTCGCAAGTATAGATATGGCTTTTGCCAATTTTGCAGGTGACATCGCCCCAATTTCAATCACTGATACAGGTGGTGCTGGCGACATACAGGATGTCTTTATCAACCCACTTTGTAACATTGATGGAACAAATATACGCATCGCATCCGGTTTAGTCGGACACCCTTTAATCGCTGGAACTTTCTTGGCAATCGGTCGTCGCTCTTGAGGTGATGACAAATGGCTTCACTGACTAAAATTGGCGTAAAGTGCTTCGGCCCTTTTTCACCTAAAGAAGTGAGCGCACCTGCTACATGGGCGGCGGCTGTTGAAGACCTTATTCAAGCGGTGGCTGATTCAAGCAGTACAAGTTCTGTAATTGATACCGAAGTATTCCCTGTATTGGGTAATATTTTTGTCATGGTGACATATCAACTCGCTTGAGGTGAGTAGGTATGGGATTCGATGTTCGTTCTCTTGACCTTAGCGACATGGTTCGCTCGGAGAAGCAAGGCGTTAAAGTTGATACTGACTACGGTTCTTCGGCTGTAACCGATGAACAAAACCCACTCAAGGGTATTACATCTCAACAGCGTAACCGCAACCGTAATATCGGTGATGTGATGAACATAGGTTCGGGTACACGCTGTACACACTGCGGCTTTCTTCATTTCCTATGGAGAGCCACATGTGGTAGTTGTGAAAAACCAATGGAATACAATTTAGGAAACCGTGACGAAAAGAACAGGTTGTGAAATATTGAAAGTACTAATTAAAGCCGTAATGCCTCACCGACAAAAAATACTCACCCAAGACGGTGAAGAAATGCGCCTTCAACAATGGGCGAACAAGCAAGCCGCTTCTTCTCTTCGTGATGCTGGCGGCGATGCTCAAGGTGAACAATTTACACAGTCTCGTGATATGCTCATGAGAGATGCTGTAGAGAACCCGGAGAAGCATGGACTCAAGTTTATGGGCGAGAGGCTACCCTTTGAGGGGCAAAACCTCCAAGAATCACTTAGTGAACCTACTTTTGACAACGAGGCTGATAAAGAAATAGCGGATTTTCACCATGGAGAAGAATTACGCACTTATGGTAAGAATGAAAGCGAAATAGAAAGGGATGCTCGTTATCCGGGTGGTGTTAAATTACCCGGAGAAGAATTGCCTAATTTGTTTGACAGTGAAGGCAAACTCCGTGATGGTATGCCGCCCGAAGAAGAAGAGTTCAACCCCGATGAAGAGGCTGAACACATGCGCCGTATCATGACCTCCCGCCAAGTTCCTATGCGTGATGCTTGGAGTATATTGAAAAATGACCCGTATGATTGGCAGGGGCAAGAATACGATACACATTGTCCAAAATGTCGAAAAGGAATATACCGTCAAGACGAAGATGATTTGTTTATGATACAAAATGCTGGTATGTGTACTGATTGTATGAAGGCGTGAGGGAGGGTAATGTATGCCAATAGTATTCAGTCCCGGTGAGCCGGAAACTCGGCCTCTTTACCCCTCCGAGACTGTGTACACTACCGCCCAAAAAGTCGCTGACCTACTCGACATCGGCCCAAGTGAGGCTGTTCTTGTAAGTTCCGACAGTGCAACTGATGGTGTGTTTGTCACTGGCGGCGACTATCGAAGTATAGGATTCAGTGTAGGTGATACCATACTGATATACTCCGATGCTGACCCTATGGGTTTTGAAAAAGTTATTACTGCTATAACCAGTTCAGCCAGCGGTGTAAAACTGGCTTTCAGTGGTAGTATTACGGCGGCTGATTATCAAGCCGCTGACAACACCTATGTGCAAAATCAAGCATCGTTTACTGATGGGCGCACTCGTGGAATGACGAAGGCCAAAGTGGACCATGTAATCCTCAAAATGCAAGACCGCATAGACAATCTCACTCGCAACGCTTGGCGACCTTATTTGGTTTCAGCCGAGTATATCAACTTCGATACCTACAAGCCATACCGCCGACGATACTATACTGATTATGTCGGCACTGCACCCCTGCTTTTTAGGAATATTCAGCAAATCCTTCGTCTTGAATTGTGGCAAGGTGCTGATTACCGTGAAATTGGTGCGGCAGAAGCCCGTATCAAGTTTAATGATGTTTCCAACCTTGCCTCGGCTGGTGTTTACATCTCGCCCGGTAATGGTAAAGTAGCCACTCTCGCTCAAGGAACTGGTACAGGACAGTGGCGTGATGACTTTGATGCCGCTACCGTGGCTCAAAACTTCGCTGATTTAATCAATAAAGAAGACCGTGTAAGTAAAGCGGCTGTTGACTTCTTAACAACAGGCGGTACAGGTTATACTTTAGAAGGTTCAACATCAAATGTTGCTCTACATAATGAGTTTTATGCTACTGCAAATGCTGATTACGGAACAGGTGTTGTTAAAGTTACAAGTATGAGGGGTGTAAAAAGCGGTGAAGTATGCAGTATGGTTACTACATCCTCGGACATCGAGATAGACCAAACGCAGACAAACAGCACTACTTTTACAAGCCTCGACTCTACTACAATCAATGTAGCATCCACCACAGGTTTCGTAAACGCTGGCGTGGCTATAGATGCCAGCGGTGATGTGTTCCAATATACAGGTAAGACCGCTACATCATTTACAGGATGCGTAGCCGTTACAGGGACTTTAGGGGCTATTACCGGCGCAATCACTCAACAATCACTCTTGGTTGACCTACAGGGTGGTAGTGGTAGCGGTGACAGCGCACGACTTCGTGACTGGTGGCTCGACCATGAAATGGGTATTATTTACTTCAACAACTCTTATCCTTTCTTTGAATGGAATGCTATTAAAACAAGTTACATTTACGGTGAAAGGTATTTAGAAAAGGCCATTGAAGACATCTGTACAAAAATGGTGGCGATTGAATTACTCATGTCCGATGACCGTTCAGTGCTTATTCCCGAAGGAACTCAAAACATTGACCTTGCAAGCAAGGTGCAACTTTACCAAGCCGAGATTGACCGAACCCTACCAAAGTATGTTGAAATGGTGGTCTTTGAATGAGCGTGAGAGAGTTCACCAAAGCCGGAGACAACTTTCACACTCAACTTACTGAAATGTATGTTAAAGACAAGCAGTTGCAACAGCAAATGCGAGATGAGTTTACTCAAGAACCCGAAGACTTTCGGAAAAGAATGATGGATATAGAGGCTACTGCTCAAGGATTACAGAAAACTGATAGTGGTTACTTTAACACTTCAAGTAGAAAACAAGCCACTGACAAAGAAATGGAAAAGTTACTGAAAGCCACCGATGATGCAATGCTACGGCAAAATCCAAAAATGGCGGAAAATAACCTTCAATTTAAGGATGGTTTTATTATTCCTTTACACTTCAAAGAACTTAGCGACAAAATAGAGGGTGGTATCTAATGGTAGCGACATGGACTGAATCACTTGATGTTGTCATAGGTTTATTTCAAACTGAATGGAATAGGGCGAACACCAGCAATATACGCCCGATTGTTCTTGACATTGCAGATACTTCGCCGGAAAGAGGAAAGCGTCTTGACCTTCAACGGCATGATTATGTCCTGTGCTACGAGACAGCGCATAACGAAGAAGCACCCGAATTATTCTACGATTTCGTCACTTCTCGTATCAATATCACCGTTGACATGCGAACAATTAAGGGTAGGAAGCATCTGCAAGCACTTGAGAACGAAGTGCGTAGGGTAGTTCATAGTAAACGAAAGGGGGATGGAGTAAGTTTTGACCGTTTAGTTTTCAAGACCCGCACCGACCTTTCCGACCGTAGCAAACAATTATTCCGCATGACATTCCAAATAGAAGTAGTAATTCTCGCAGAAGCAATACCATGAGTTGATTAAGATGCCAAGCACAGTGTATAAGGGAGATTTAGCAGAAGTATCATTTGCACCGGAGGTTGGTATGAAAATTAGAGTCGGTACTGCTTCTACTGCTGATGTAGGTATGACTATTTCTACATTGGATAATATAACGATATTAGCATTTAAAGCAGAAGTAAATACTACTTTATTTCAATCAGCAATTACTTTTACTGATGCTACTTGCGACACTAATCATACATCCGGTTTATCGGATGGTGTCTCAACCAGTGTGAAACATATTACTATGGACTCAACTGCGGCTTTGCGAGTAGGTATGGGAGTAAGTGGTACAGGTATTGCAACAAACAGCATAATAACAAAAATTAACAGTAATACAGTATTTACCGTTGATTTAGCCACCACTGCTACCAATTCCGACCAAACTTTGACTTTTTCAGCAACCAATTTAAAATATCCAAAAAACATGTTGGTCGGCTCTCAATTAGTTTGGACCACTGCTGGTGGAACTGGTAGTGATGATATTGTAGTGGGTGATTTACCCGATACTGGTAACGGTGGTCGTATGTTTACTATTGTAGAAAACAACGGTTGTTCTATCAAAATTACACCGGCCATGACTACTCCCGACATTACTACAGTTGGACCGGGTAATATATTTGAAATCCTACCTTACAAAACACCACCAATGGATATAGGAATGACTCAAGCCACAGTAGCCGCACCGGGTACTGAATCAGTCAAAACAGACCAATTTTTAGGTATTGCTACGGCTCTTACGCTACCGGAAACTAAAGTGGATTTGAAGCGATACCATGTTGTAGGGCTTGGTCGAGATGTAAGTGTACAAGTTCCGGGCAAACTTACCAATGAAGGTGGGTCGTTTGAAGTCGCTATGCATTCTGCTCGATGGCTTAAGTACTGTCTTGGACATGAATTATTAAGTAAATTACAAAGTTCACTTGCCAGTGATGTAACACTTGCTCTTGGTTCGGCTTCTCATGCCGGTCAATCACATATTGTTCTTAACTCTCACGACGCTCAAGTTGCTGTAGGTACTTATATTGAGATTCAAGACCCTACAGAAGTTCCTATTGTAAGCGACCATGAACCCGAAACAAGTTCGGCTGAATGGGATGGAACACTGACTGACTTTGATTTTGATTTGGCGCAAACAAATGAAATACGAAGGGTAATCGGAGTTTCGGAGGACACAGGCGACCATACGGTTTACTTAGACGAACCTTTGAGTTATCCTCATGATTCGGGTAGGGTAGTTGAAGTGCGAATCATTAGCGACGCTGATACAAACCCTGTAGCAATTGGAACTGACAATACTATCACTGACCCAGTTACACATTTACTTTTTTCAAGAACTACTCAACCATCATTTGCTCTTGAAGTATCGCAACGCCGCCGTGATATTGACTCAAATGCTGGTAGTACTGATGGTGGAGTTAATGACTCAAAGGAATTAACTCGTGTTTTCCGTGGTTGTAAGGTTACAGACTTTACCATGACAACCGACAACGATGCGGCACTGCGCCTTGCTGTTAATTTTAATGCGGCTCTTTGCTACACTGATACTGGTCGTTTAGAGGCAACACCACTTACACGATATTCCGCTAATCGTATGTTTGACGACACCGCTAATACAGAAGCAAAGCGTCTTCAATCGGGTATTGGTAAGGGAACACAGAAACCATTTATGTTTTACAATGGTAGTATCACATTGGCTGGACAACAAGTTGCTCAAGTTATGAACTTCTCATTAACAGGACAAACAGGTATGCAAGCATTTCATACTATCAACGGCCACTATCAAGCAAGTTCGGCTTATGGCGACCAAGTACCATTTGCTGGTGCAAGAAACGCAAATCTCATGGTTGAAGGTCAAACATCGTATGAAATGACTATGGAGATTGCAGTTGATGACCCCCTTTTCTATCATAAAATGCGTACAGGAACCGAGTTTAGTGTGCATGGTGAAAACAATTCAACTACCAACCAAATCCGTATAATTTTTGAAAAGAATAAAATTGGTAGTACTGCTGACGGTGATACCGAAAAAATGGTGCTATTGATTGATGATTATTACATCATTGAAGCACCGCTACAAATCCCCGAAGACAAAGGTGTAGTAAAATCCACATTGAAAATTATGCCAAAGGCTATCAAGGTCTTGGCTCGTGATACTATTGCAAAGTATTGAGGTGAAAACATGAAGCAATCACTACAACAATACCGCCGCCTCGGACCAGTTGGATATGCCAAGTGGGTGATTAAGGCAAACGGTCTTGACTTAGTGGAGACTGATATTGATTGCGCTTCAAATCACACCATTCACGCCGCTGTTGCTGACATCCTCAACAACCCCGTTGAAGTAGTCGAAGAAGAAATTAACCCACTGGTGCAAGAAGAAGCACCATCCCCCTTCGTCGTTGACGAAGTACAATACGATTCCCTTACTGTCGCTGAATTGCGAAAACTATGTAAAGAACGAGGCTTGCCTGTTTATGGCACTAAAGCCGAGATAGTTTTGCGACTCAACCAAGACGACGAGGGTGTGACTGACGGCCCTACCGAAGAGGTAGCCCCCGAAGAAACGCCGGATGCCCCCACCGAAGAGGTGGCCGCACCCAATGGAAGTGAAATAGATGAGCAAGAAACAAGTAGTGATGAACAAGAGCCTATTATTGAAGAATGACGATGTTACCAAGCACACGATTCGGGTTGACCCCGATGACGAAAGTGCCGTAATTGAAGTATGGGTTCGTGAAATATCATTCCTTGACATCCAAGCCGCCGCACAAGAAATGTTCCTTGTATCAAACGGCGATGTAGCATTGAACTTGAAAGGCTACTGGCAATTCGCATTCACCCATTGGGTCACTAAAACTAATCCATCCTTGACTACAGAAGAAATGCTGTCTCTCAAGGGTTATGTCGGTGAGCAACTCTCCAAAGTGCTACCGCAACCTAATGAGATGGCGGAGGCTTTGCAAGGGGGGTTTACGAAGCCGACCGAGTGAGGGTCGAGAAGTTTCTTCGTAAGGATAAAATTGACAGTGAAAGTGATTTAACAACTCAAGTAGAACTTTGGGCTTATACAATCGCTAAACATTATTCAATATCCTTGCTTGAAGTTTACTCAATGCCCCCTCGGTTATTCAAGCAATCACTCGTTTGGGCGATGGTTGCAACCGAAGAAGAGAAAAAGAAAACCGAACATAGCAAACAACAGGCGAAGGCAGGTGACAGGGAGATGGTAAGTTTGGATTACTCGTTTTTGGATTGGGAGGGTACTGAATGACACTCTTAGCCACCCTCGCCTCCATGTCAACGATGGTAAACAGCATCGGACCAGCGTTCAAAGGTATAGGCCAAATTGCAAAGAAAATGTTCAGCGACCTCAAAACATTCGTTAATGATAAGTTCATCAAGCCACTCAAAGAGCAACTCGACGGCATCAAAGAATGGTGGGGTGGATTCAAGGAGACTGTCATTGAAAAGTGGCAAGGTATCAAGGATTTTATTAGCGACAATGTAGTTGCACCCATACAAGAAAAATGGCAGGGTATCATGGACTTCATTAGTGATACTGTAGTTGACCCTGTACAATAAAAATGGAATGGGTTGAAGGAATGGTTTGGTGGACTTAAGGATTCAGTTGTTGAAAAGTTTACTACGATTAGAGACTTCATTATGGACAAAGTAGTTGGCCCTGTTATGGCAAAATGGGAGGCGTTTAAGGGTAAAATTACAGGTCTTAAGTCGAGTGCAATCACTACATTTGGTAGCATTAGAGATACTATAACAGGTGTTTTAATTAATTTATGGGATGCAATACCCACCATACCGGATTTTTTAACTCTCGATTATTGGAAAGGGCTTGCTAAAGACATCGGTGCTTCGTTAAGCGGTATCGGTGATTCAATTATTAGTGGTATTAAGACGGGTATCAACGCTCTCATTGGTTTGTTTAACGACCTATTGGCGGGTATCAACTTCAATAAAACTGTAACCAACCCCTTTACCGGTACAGAATATTCATTCGGAGTTGATTTGTCCGACTGGCAAATACCTCAATTAGCCAAAGGTGGTATCGTCAACAAGCCTACACTCGCTATGATTGGTGAGGATGGGCCGGAGGCGGTTGTTCCCCTAAGCCAGCGCAACAACCCCGGTGGGGCTGGTATGGGCGGTGGTACATACAACATCACCGTCAACGCCGGAGGCATTACAGACCGCACAGACAAGAGAGCATTAGCAAGGGAGATTGGTAACATGATTCAACAAGAACTCGCTCGCAGTATTGGCGGCTCAACCATGAGAGGGCGATACTGATGCCGACAAACATTCCTGTTCGATTGGTGCGTAAAGACGGTGGATTGATACCGCTAAATGTTACCACGCTTACACTGGATGTTGACCGTAGTATCAACCCGCATACCATACCCTTTGCTGGTGGTGAGCGTTTTGCTTTTGATTTGAACATGGCTAAAGCGGTTATTCTTTTAGAAGGTGTCATCACAGATGATGATTTAGTAAGTGTAGAACTCGGTAGAAGTGCAAAAGCAAGTATTGATTTTTCCACCACTGGTACAGAAGAGGTTTACAGTACTGTGTCGGGTAGAACAAACAATATCCATCAACCGTTTGTTGGTAGTACATTAACAGCATTGGTGGCAGGATTAACTGCTGATGATTTTGCAGATACAGGCATACCTCAACTTACTATACAAGCAAAAGACGGAACTTCTTACATAATTTTCTTTATCAAATCCAATACTACATACGGGTATGATTTAGGTAGTAGTGGTAAATATCATGTTTCGATAGGACAGGCTGATGGCACTATGCGTACAGCCGCCGATATTGCTGGATATTTAAGAGATTTAATCAACAGCAGTGCAAATAGTAATGCTCTTAGTAGTAGATTTACGGCTACAAGAGTTGACTCTACCAATACAGACGAAGCAGACACCACCGTAGTTATTACCCTTGATACAACGGGTAGAGATAACGGTAATAATACACCTACTTGGACCGCTAAAAACCGTGACCCACCACTTTCGGAGTTTTTTACAGGAGGTGTTGATACTACTTCGGAGTTTACAAGTATGAGTGCGGGTGACAAAGTAATGTCGCTTTACGCTACACTTAACAATTCCAATGACGGTGGTTCTATTGTACCTGTAGTAGCAGGGGCGCAATATGCACAACAAGTGTTTACAGGTGGTAGTAAATTAAACAAAAAATACGGTGATTACATAAAAGGTATTCAAATACCGTTTAATTCAACCGTTAATAATACAACAGGTGACAAATATGTGGCGAAAAACTTCTTTATGCCTACTGGTCCATTTCACGACATAGATTCAAAACATCCAAATAAAGCCAAGGATGCTTCTTCAAGAGTAGTAAATCCAAACGCTACTGGTGATAAAGCATTCATTAAAGGTACGGTAACTAAAGCCACTTTTGTACAATTAGGTGGCGAGCCTATCTATCAATTTAACATTCAATTTGTTCCTGTAGAACATATCATATGAGGTGTAATTATGGTAGGGATAGGTAGAACAAGTAACGCTTTCTTTTTTGATGGTGTTACTGATTCAATACTTATCCCTCAAGGTAACTTTACCAGCGTAGGGCCAGCACGAGATATACTTGGGAAAACAAGTAGAGGTGCTGACGAGTTTACACATATCAATTCCATCATGGATGATAGTTTTGTTATCGAAGCGTGGGTAGTACCGGACTGTGGTGGTATAGTCGCACACCGTGATGAACAATTTACTCTTGAGTTTGGTACAGTAGATACACCCGGCCCTGCTAAGTTTACTGTACAATTAAAAACACGAAGTGGTATGAATGCTGTTTCTTTAAGCACAGCCAAGGCTACATCAACACGATGGGATGGAGTGGTTTACCCACCGCAAGAAGTAGGTGGAATACATGATACCTACAATAGATACTTGAAAGACAATACCGCTTACAACGATGCTACAAATCTCAATTTCAAACACCGTGGATTGTATCATGTAGTAGCAGGAGTTACAGCGGGTTCTGTTTTTTTGTATGTCAACGGACATGTTGTAGCAACGCAAGAAATTGACATTGAAAGTAGAATAGCAGACTCAACAGCACATGTGTACATCGGTGGTAAAGGTGGAGAGTTTAGAGGGGCTATCGAGGCTATCCACTTTAACAGTGAGTTCGATTCGCAAATGGCTGTAAGTACTGTACCTGTCAACAGTGATACAACAAAAGGTATGTATCGCTTTGAAGAACCACTGGATATTGTAGAAGAATCCTATGACTTTAACGCCTTTACTGTAGCCGCTGATGGTACGACAACTACCATTACCGTAGCCGCTACTGACGCTCAAGCCCTCATTGCTCGCTTGACCGGTAAGCCGTATGACAGCACCAGTGCTACAACTACATTCACAGCCACTCCTTACAGTATGGGTAACTACAAAGTTACCGATTTTGCCACCACACCCGGCACAGAAGCGACACTCGCTATACCTCATACTCCATACAACATTCTCATCAATCCGGGTTCTATTAACCGGAATACGGAAAAACCAAACGCTTCTCCGCCGGAAAGAGCAAGAATAGAGTCAATAAACGGTTCTACTGGGGTAATTACAGTAAGTAGTATTCACATTGATTTTAACATTAGTGGGGGTAAGCGGGGGCTATTACATTCCCGTACTGCTGATATTGACAACTACTTTGTCGTTGTAAATGCTGATTTGTTGATTGATAATGGAACAGGTAAGCCGTATCAACCTCCACACTACGGTAGTCAAATATTTGATAAAACAGGCCAAATGGTGATTGATGAGAGTAACTTTTCGCAACACGCATTAGTGTACTCTACTCAAATGGCTACTACTGATAATTCACCAAGCAACCCGTTTGCTGTTTCTTGGCCTTCTACATTGGATGTTTTGTATCAAGTAGGACACAGTGGGCGACATAGATATTCTCATATCACAGGTCATGAGTATATGCGCCGTTATCCTCAACCCGCATACCTCTCAATAGACCAAATCATGGGTGGAACGGCAGATGTTGTTGAAATGGGATATGACAGTAATACAAAGGGTATTGCTGATTTGTTTGCAATGAACGCTCTATCCGACTTCTATGAAGAAAGTACACAGGTGACAGTGGCTAATTTTATCAATTCGACACCTGCAACTTTTGTAGTGTCAAATGGTTTAGCAGAAAGTAAAGAGCAAGCCATTGCCATTGGTGGTACAAACTTTGATTACCGCCCATTTATGCTAAAAGGTCCAGTACCGGAGTTTGAAGGTGACATCAATGATGATACACGGTTGTATCATTTGCGACCGGAAAGTGTAAGCCGTATTGCTTTACTCAAAGTTCCTACTCTTCAAACCACGCATGACCTTGCACCGTATGTTGAGATACACTACAATGCAATTGATTTAACAGGGGTAAGTATGAATAAAACAACACCTTGTTTGATGATAGAAAAAACTGTACCAAGTGGTAATTTTGTCTTGACTGGCTCAACAACGGTGCTTGATGTCATTGAGGCAGACTTAGCCGATGCTACAAAAGACACCACATTGTTTGCACCCGGTGGCCTCATTATGACAGGTAACAGTCAAACGACCACTACACATCATTTAGAGACAGAACATTCGTTAATCGGTGATAATACCGGAGGATATGAACTTGACAGTGAAGTAGATTTTAGCCGCTGTCCTGTCAATTATACGCCACCGAGTAATGCTACAACAGACGGTAATACAACACCTCAATACCTCACAGCATCACATAATAACGGTGTACATGATTCAGCATATCATAAATTATGTATAGAACCAAATGCTGATAATTCTGTTAAAAATATGACTGAAATAGGTTTACAATCTATTAAACCGGCGGCTGTAACCAACACTGGTACAGGAGTATTTGATGAAGGCTCGACCTCCGATGCAAGTAATAATTTTGAGATGTTTGACATCATAGATAATGTCGTCTATAATACACACGAGTATTCCGGTATTATATTTGTTCAGCCATCCGACAGAACCCGAACAAATCAGTTATCAAAAATGCGTACAAATCAAACAGAAGGTAACTCACCAAGTATCGCATCGTTACTGTATCTAATGAGCCGCACTCGTATTCGCTCAATAAAAGAAGACGAAGACCCCGGTACAAATGAAAAAACCGTCACTGTATTGGCGACAGGTATCGCAGAAGGACTCGCTAATCAAAATGTCAACATCACCGGTAGCGGCTCACCGGATTCGCACATCGTCAAAGAGATTGAGCCAAACGCCCCTGTAGTCACTGTCACACTTGGCGGGCCGGGACAGGGTGCGATTAACACCAAACCTACCTATGACCCAAGCCCACTAATGCGATTGCCCGGCTCAACCCGCCGTAGTTGCGCTGTACGAACCATCAGTGTAAATGCCGATGCCAGTCGTAAGTATATTTCAGTTCAACCAATTAACAATTTATCTACCGATATGGCCTCATGGGGTACATACTGTTTTCCAAAAGTGGGTCGTGTTTACCTTGAAGACGGTTCAAGTGCCGCTTATACTCAAAAAACCGGTAGCGGTTTTGTTTTTTCAAATACGGATGCAATAACCAATCGAACTTATTTGGATGCTAATGGTGTAGCATATGCAAGTCTAAGAGCATGGTTAAACGGTGTAAACTTAATCAATAATGCAAATGAAGACGAATACCCATTATCTACTGTTTTTTACAACGACCCACACTTTGCTGATGAAAACCTGTGTGATGATGGTAGTACTGTTAATGATAGAATGTTTCAAAGTATGGACACTGTGAATCATGATTATCAATTAGGTACGCAATATGCCAGCACTCGTGCAATGGTTGAGATACCTATTTTCCCAAAACAATTTTTCGACCATGCACCTACTGGTATTTTCCCCGGACCGGATAACAGTATGAAAATACACCTTGATGCAACATACACAGCCCATTCATGGAATCCTACTCCTGTCGGTCGTCGGGCAAACGATATTGCCGTAAGTGACCGTAACGCACATTCGGCATATGGGTTCAACGCAAACAGCAACGACCATGTATCGTCTGCTACAATTACTCAAATCGTAACTTATACGACCCACACTGACCTATATGTTTCACACCCAAAGTTATTCCCAAGTGCTGAATCAGCGGAGAATGAGCATCGAAATATGAAGGATGTGACACGCTATCGTCGTGTTTTCTTGTCGAATAACCAATGGGGTATTTACCAAAATGACCCTGCTACTGACGGCTATATTCGCATTCCAACATCATTTAGTACAGCCCCTACTCCCGATACATTTGACGGTGGTTTTTCGGAGGATTTCTTTGCAGATGCTACTGTAGGTGCATTGGTGTATGTAGCCGGTGGTTATCGAAACGAAACACTTGTCCCTATCGCTTCGGATGTTACAACACCATCATCCGACTTAGAGAATCGCTCACCTTACTATCACGACCCCGCCAACATGCAAACTCAAGGCGGCAACCTCGATTACGGATTGCGTCAATATGTAAGCGCAGTAGAGTTCAAAGAAGGACCGCTTACCAATCCTCACGCCCCTCGTATAGAATCTAAGACCGCCTCCGCTACTATAATTGATGCGAGTCAAGCGTTTGGTTTGTTGACAATCACAGTTGATGATTCGTCAAACTTTCCCGATATACCGTGGACTCGTGACGCTTCTAATGGGATTTCTTTTGCAACTGGTGATATGATATACAGTGCTGAAATCATTCAAGGAGATACAATTACCGAAGTATTTTATTACGGCAATATAGACTTTCTTCGACCAAACACAATTTTGTGCGTAATAAGTGATGGTTCTACTTTAACTAATTTAGTGGGTGCGACATTACAAATAAAAAAAGCAGGTCACGGTATATTTAACGAGCCGTATCTATCTGCGGCGAGTGAGATAGATGTAAGCACATTTAGACCAACTGTAAGCGGTGAAATATGGACTTTTAAGGCCGATGTAGGTGATATTGGTGGTGCAACTACACTTTCAGTAGCCCCCGCTACTGCTTACCTTATGCCTCAAGCAAATACTGTTGGTATGAACCTAAGACCGGGTGATGATATATACCGTGAAGCGGCTGGTGATGCAACAGAAATTGATTACATTGGTAGAGTAGCATACTATGAATCACCGTATGCTGGTAGTGGACACGCTACAAACACAGTAATCACACTTGAAACTTTTACACTCGCCAGTTCAATTACTGCCTCCGATAAAACCGTCACTGTTTCCGACACTACGAGATTGCGTAAAGGTATGGCTATCACAGGTACAGGTATAGATACTGGTGCGGTTATTAACAGCATTACCAATGCGACTACATTTGAAATGAGTCATAATCCTACGAGTAGTGGTACAACTACTCCTACACTTACTTTCGGTGCTAATGCACATGCTATTGCGGTTAATGATAAATTACGCATATTTGCAGGTACGGTTTTAGAAACAGACCCCGACGCTGTACTTAATCGTACATGGTTAAACCCTTATGCTCAAGGAGGGCTACGCAACGGTGATACGGTATGGATGAACATGACTATGAATAACCCTCATGCTGTTGAAGGGTTATTTGCAAAGTCTCGTGGTGTACTAAATCAGTACCAAGTATGGAGTGGTTTTAATGGAGGAAAGGGTGCTTTAGCGACTCGACCTCGTGATTCTATACCACTTGAAAACTTCTTAATCGGGGATTCATGTCTTGAAACAGCCAACAATTTTGTTCAACATGTAAACAAAACTATTGAATTAAATTACGAATCAATGGGACTATCATCATCTCAAGCACCGACTGTTGCTTACCTTGACCCTTATCTCGCTACCAAAGGCCATGCACGAGTTTTAATGTTCGATGTAGCACACGACCGTGAGTTCATCGCATTCCATGATTTACATATGCAGGTTCAATCGAGTGCCGCTACACCACATATTGGGTTTGGTCGGCACATTGTAACCGCTACAGGTGTTACAAATCTCGATAATTTTATCATAAATCAAAATGGTGGTGCGCCGCATTACTTTACCACTCAAATAGATGTAGCAAATGGATTTCCCAGTGAAAACCCATTTATTCGTCGTACTCAACAGTCTAAGTTTATTGAAAGTGCATATGTGCATAATATTGCCGCTTACAATGATTACAGTCATGTAACTGAAAATCCAACTATTGCGGGTGTAAGTGTTACAAATAACAACCAACATTTGATGGGTAAAGCACACGGTCATTATGTTCAAACAGGTATAATGACAAACGATATTGCTGATAGTACATTACCTCGTTTAGAACCAGCAGTTGCATCTGCATACTGGGCTGACAGAAAACATAAATTATCTAAGAAACTATTGGATAATCAACAATCTCCGTTGATTAGAAGTCTTAAATTAAGTCGAAGTAGTAATAACCCTGCGACTTATTCTTTGCGTGACAGTAGTACATTGATGGACACACCGGATGGTACACGAGCCATCTCCGCATTCTTGTGCTTGAAGGGTATTCGCTCTCAAAGTCTATTGCTTTCTAATCATGAAGAAAGTCGTTTGCAACATCTCGACCATTGGAGTAAAATGGATTTCGTGCGTCGTCTTACTATTGACTTTGGAGAAGTAGGTATCAAAGAAGGTGTTACGGATATTGAAGCCGCCGCACGAGAGATTGTTCGTTTAATCAATCAAGGTGGTGCAAAGAACGCTCTTACTACCGGTGCTATGAACGCTGATACTGGCTCTATACACGACCCTGCACCGTGGTGGTTTGCTGATGAAGCCTTTGATTCTCAAGACCGTGGTAGCCATATGGGTTATTTACGAGCGCATTTGGGTCGAGTTGTAGAAGACCTTGACGGTAACACAGGTCATTCTATCGTTATACACTCTACCATACCGGGTGCAAGTGGTCGTAACTTCTGTACATGGTTGGACAACAGTAAGGGTCAATCTCAATACAAACCCCAATTCCTTATCGGTCACGGTGGGCGTTTCCGAAACTTTTGGTGTCAACCCGACGAAACCAGTGGTGAGAATATGCACCCTGCACCTATGCCTATTAACAAGCATGGCAGACCATTTGCACCGATTACTACACTCCGAGAGTATGTTACGCAAGAAGACACTGATGACATATTCATCAGCAACGGTGACTTTACATCAAATGTCGGTACTGCTTCGGCACAGAAAAGAAGTCTTTCTGCATACAACGGTAGTGGTGCTATTGCAAATACAATTAACGATGAGTCGTTTGAGTCGCAAAGTCCATCAAAAACACTCGTTGAGGGACTACGAACTGGTAGTCAAGCCGTAGGTAGAATCAACTTTGGTGGTATGGTAGCCGCTGGTATTCCGGGTTTTGCCCCCGATGCAGGTGTATGGGGTCTTGGTGAACGAGGTAATACTGATTTTGACACTCGTTACTCTAATGCTATTACTACAGGTGATACAGCACCTACAGCGATTACTAATTACTCCGACCATGTTAATGCATCTCAAGTTGAAAATGTTGGCGATGGACAATTGTACGGATTTCAATTTGAAGACCACCGTGGCAATAATTACGGCCTACGCTTCATTTATCGAAAAATGGGTGATAATTTTACTAATGATAATACTGCTTTACCGCCTACTCTTGGTAATGAGATATGTGTATATTTTGATGACCGTGATGTAGGGCAAGGTGGACTTACCATTGGTAATCACATGCTTGGGCTTGGAGATGTTACCGGTCGTATTGATACAACTGGGGTGCTTACAGAAGCGTCTTACCGTGGTAATCGTTGGAATGGTGTACCTTCACCTTCGGTTGGAATAGACGCAAGTGTTACACTTACTACTACACAGATGACAGTTGTTCTTCACTCACCGTTTGACGCAGGTTTTACTGATGCTACTTGTGTTTTAACAAATACGGATGCCACTGTTACAATGACTTCAACAGCAAAACTTGTAGCGGGCATGGGTGTAACAGGAACAAATATCCCTGCCAGTACAACCGTATCATCAATCACCAACGCTACTACCTTCGAGTTGAGTGCTAATGCAACCGGTGGAGATGGTAGTGCTACCAGTACACTCACATTCAGTACTACAGGTCAGTCGGTAATGGGTAATCACCCCGATGTTCTTGGTTATCTCGGATTCCCAAAAACAAACGGCCTTCTCCAAATCAATGATACTTTTACTGGCACTACAGCAAAAGGTGAGGTCGGACATACTTTTTCTTACACTCATCGCACTCAAGAAAATAATGATGGAACGCATATTTTCTACGGAGTGGCTGGTGATACATTCACTTCTTCTCACTCGGTTGCTAATACAGCCGTAGGCACTGAAATAACCAACACAGCAGTTGCCCAACCCGGAAATAATTCAATGCGTGTATTACTTTCACCTCGAATTAACTGGACAACTCTTGTTACTGATGAGTTGATGGCGGCTGTTACTGCGGCGGCGATTAACCATGAAGACCCAAACCGTGTACTCAACTTTGATTGCCGAGAGATGTATGCCGCTGATGGGAGAACATACGGGCAATGGGGTGTAGCCCCCGATGCTATCAAAATACGAGCGCATACTCCATCAAGAAACACATTACCACTTTCTCAAATGTTTGAGGCTACATTGCATAAAGACTGGGGTATTCAAGCCGCCCACCTTGAATACGGTGAGTACACTAAACTTCATGAAACTGAAACAGGTTGGGCTGTAACTTCAACTGATACTATTAACAAACCGTATAGCGATGCTGAACTTGATGCACACCGTCGAATGGATGTAGGTTATTTACCATACACTGTTTTACAAATACGCAGTAAAGGTCGAGGTTTTAACGCAAACACAGCCACTCCTGTATTGGTGGATTCGGCTAATACCCCTGTATCAGTTAATTCTTGGCGACGAAACCTCAAAGGTGAAAATTACACATCTATTACCGGCGACCATATTTTACCTTCGTTGAACAATCCGATACTTTTGTTTGAATCATACACACACTCCGGTAATGTTTTCCTTGCAAAAGCCAATAAAATAGCACACGCTATGATACCGGCTGGACAAGAAGCAGACGCTTTAGGTGATGCGGCTAATAGTAATACACTTGCTAAAGAAGGCTCATTTGGTGAACGATTGATATTCCGATACCCCACCGCTACTGGTATAGGTATTGCGGAATTAGAATCAATTAGAGGTAGTGTTTCTCATACTTCTTTGACGCACCCATATGGTAACGGTCATGGTTCATGGAAAGCGCATTTTTATCAAGACATCGGTAATGATTTCATACTCACCCGTTTTACTGAACCCAACCAACCCGGAATTGAGCGTGAAGCAATATGCGGTTATCGTTCACATGGTAGTGTTGATAGTGAGCCTATCATTTACTTCCGTGGTGCAAGAGACAGCATAGACCACAGTGTACCACTTTACTTCGGTGGCGGGTTCACTGGTGTTACTCTCGATATTAACGATGGAACACAGAATGATTACTCACCATTCTACACTCACCCGTATTCCGGTGGGCCAACAGGAACAGCGGGTATTCAAAACGCCAATGAAATTAGCGGGTCGTTTGCTATGGTAGATTGTAACGCATTGCTCGCTTTCTTCCCCGGCACAGCCCTGCTCAACCAACACCGAGGGTCAATCAACAGCCCAGTGTCGAACAAAGACAGCATTCTATCACCCGACCTACGGGGCGGTAACTTGGATGCCGACTTCGCTTTACTGAATGCGGCGGCTGATGGTGACGGTGCTGGTGGTGCTACTGGTGATTTACGAGCGAGATACGCCGCAGGTATTGTTCGCCAACAGCCTGTACCGTTGGTGCTTCGCTTTGCTCATCCTACTGCCCGCTACCACGACAGCCAACCTATTGTTGATGCAACCTGTGACACAAACAGCAACACCACTGTCACTATGGATTCGACAGCGCAACTTGTTGTAGGAATGACAGTCACCGGTACAGGTATTCTCGATGGGGCTACTGTAGCATCCATTACCAACGCTACTACATTTGTATTAAGTGCCGCCGCAACAGCAAGTAATACCAACACTACTTTAACATTTAATTACATTGAAAATAAAACCACTTACCTTGTCTATGGGCCGGGTCAAGCATTCCCATTCACCGAAGACGACAACTCTAATGCGGCTGTCGAACCACACCCCGGATATGTTGTCACTGCTGGTAACACTTGGAGTAAAGTTCCTCACAGTATGTATCTACCAAACGAAATTACCAACAGTGATAATTTGTACGGCCCACAAAATAGTACATATCAAGCCGCAAGACAGCGTTTCCATTGGCGCACCACTCTTAACTGGTCGCCACCGCAAGGTATTCCCAATGTAGGTTACTTACAACAACGACCGGAACATGGTTCTCATTTTGGTGAAATGTTTGTTAATCCTGTAGCGAGTAAACTTACCAGTAGTAATAAAGTGGATTACAGAAAAGCCCACCCGTACAAACATAGTGCTGTTGCATACTACGGTATTGCTATGAGTGCAGACATGACATTTCACATGGATGGTGGTTATCATCCCGGTGGTTCATGGCTCGATAATCAAATATCCTTTAACGCACCAAACCCCAACAGTAACTATCGTTATGCTTTGGAATCATGGAATCAAGTTAATGCCACAGCATTCCGTGTTTCGGGTGCTATGGCTAAAACAATTCTTGAAGGTGCAAACAACGAAACAACACTTAACTTTGACAGTGATTATATTATTGTAGATGGCACACGCTGTCAAAACGGTGAAGAATTAGCGACTATCATCGGCCAAGCAATTAACGAAAATCCCGGTAAAGGTGCGCTTAAAGCAATGGGTGGGACATTCCTACCGTCTATGGGTAACGCCATGCGTCAAGACCGATACGGTTGGATTGAAACTAATTTTGTATCATACAATAACCTCGCTGATGATTTACTTGGTAAAGTATTCAGTGGTGAAGCATTTGATGATACAACCGGAGATGTTGATAATTCCGAAGTGCATGTTGTAGCAACTATTACAGGTGCTACGCAAGAAGAATTAGAACAGATACCAGCGTGTGGTTGGATAAGAGGTGAAAAGGGTGGTCGAAGTTACACACAATCAACTAATACTCTAAAAAGTATTTACGGTATTTTTGGATGCTATCATAGCCGAGAAATATGGAATGATAGTGGTACATACAAAATCAAGTTTTACCTTGCACCAAATAAAATAAGCGGATTACCGCTTTTAGAAGACCACACTACTTGGCATAATAAATGTGAAAGTGCTACTCTTACATTCCCCACTCCGGGTTTCGACCCCGGACTTGGTGCTACCGTACATACCTCTCCAACCAAAATATATGTTTGGTCCAAAGCCGGTGTTCACCGTTTTAACAACGAAAATGAAACACCTCGTAACCACATGACTCAAGCGCACTTTGGTGGGTTGGTGGATGCTATTGACCGTACACGCCCTGTAGGGGCTGTAGGATGGGCGGGAGAGCGTTATTCCTACCTTAACTCCCTTAAGGTAGATACCACCTCATTTACTGATGCCACCTGTGATTATAATAATGACCCTACAATTGGAATAGATTCTACTGCAAAACTAAAAATTGGTATGTTGGTAAGTGGAACAGGTATTCCTACGAGTGCTTATGTTCGTAGTATAACCAGTAGCGTTGAGTTTGAGTTGTCAGTTTCTACTACCGGAGGTTCGGTAACAAATGGTACACTCACCTTTACCACCAACCTTTACGCCGCCGGAAGGGGTGCTTGGCATCCTAAAATGGGTTTTACCCCATATGGTTCATCAGCCTCGTGTATGAGTGTATTAGGTCATCTACCAAGTGTGAACCCTATGTATAACAGCCCCGAAGGTAGTTCAAGAATAAACGCTCAAATGACTTCAACCAGTAATGTAAAACCTCAATATGATGGCGGGCTTACTACGCCTTACACATGGAATATAGGTTTAGTTGGTGGAGATACTTGGTATGACAAGTTTATCATGGCGGGAACAGAAGACGGAGGTGATAATCAGCAAATTATCGAAAAACCATTACATATTCGGGAAACAGAAACCGATACATCGTTTATTCTAAACCCTAAACTTCACCATCAACAGGGTGTATTCAGTCGAGCAATGCTTGTTATCAGTAATGAAAGTGAGTTGGCACTTGTAGCCAAGACCGACCGTGACGGTATAACAGCAACCGGTGATTGGCTTTCCGTAGTATCAAAAACTCGTGCCGGTGTAGCCGCCGCTACTGCTATCACTTTTGCTGGCACAACACGATGGGATGAACGATTCCATAATGCTGAACGATACATAGCACCTGCTAATGCTGGTCCGAATGTAGAAGCCTTGATTGCTACAGGAACAGCAACACCTACTGCTGATGTTCCGTCTGCGGCTTATGTATTACACACCGCATTAACTGGCGACCAAGACGCAAATCTCTACAACGCAGAACCTTGTTTTGCTGTTACAGGTGATTTATTCTTTGACACTGATATTAGCCCCGGCTCAATTTTACTTGAAGTTACTACTGATGTTACTCGTAATATTACAAAAGAATTAACATTGGATAGCACTGATACTGAAATTGATAATTATGATTACATCGAAAGAGATGGTAGCGGCGATGCCTCACCGGACTTTTGGCTTGGTGACACCAACGGTTACAAGTTATCACAGCGTACCCCTGCTCAAAACTTTAGCATTGAACATGTAGTTTGGAAGCGAATGGATGGTGGCAACCTTAGCCTCCCTGCACCAAACGCACGAGGATTGGGTGCTGTACCGTTTGTTACTCGTGTAGCAGGTGGTAACGCTTACACCACTGGTGAAAAATTGTATGGCAACAACCGATTTACCTTTGAATCAACCAACAGTGCGATGTTCCCTATAATCCAAGCCCAAGAGTTATCGCACCCACAGATGGCATCTCGCCACCCCGATTTGTTGCGTAACATTCTTGAAATACCAAATGAAGAGATTCAGTTTGAAAGTATTACAGTAGTAGATGATACAGGGCAAGAACATACAGTAGAGGGTGGCTCACCGTTTGGGACAATCATACGAGCGTTTACTCAACTATCCAACCGTTCAGCGCAAGGATTAGCCCCTGCAATCTCCGGTAGCGGTGTTGAACCGAACATGAAAATACGCTTACCCGACCCCGATTCTATACCGGGTAACTTGATTGTTCGCTCCGGCTTCGATAGACTCCAAGCCTATCAAACTGAAACAATGGGTACAGGTGGTATGATGACTAAATCTACTGTAGAACATATGTTCGATAACAGTTTGGTGAGTCCAAACCTTGGCCCTACTTACAGCGACCATAATTGGGAACACCTCAAACAAGGCACTGATAACCCCGAAAGTACAATGTCGGGCTGGCAAAGTTCCACTGGAAACGCACCCCTTGAAACAGCATACGAATTACACGACCGTACCTTGTTTTTCCATGTAACAAAAATGGGTAATACCAACACTCACAAGCATCCTGTCATTTATTCACACAGCGGTGGTGTTGTTAATCACGAACTTACAGGTGTGTCTTTTGTCGGTACTACTTTAACAGTGAATACGAGTGTAAACTCCGCTGTCTATGATTCTACATTTGGTAGTAAAGAACGAGTCGGAGAGCGTAGATTCCTTCGCTTGTACAATCCTACCACCGATGAAGGTGGCGTGGCATCCTTTACTGGTATTAGCGGTTCTACATTCACTGGTTGCGTAGGCGATGAAACATTTAACAAACTCGTTCTTAGTAGTATTACAACACTGAAAGTAGTCCCATCGTATTACATTCCTGCCGGTAGTACTCGATTCTATGGTTCACGCCGTATTCGGGACCATGCCGAAGTAAGCGGTAACAGCCCCGACATGGCACATACTCATTATGTCAATTACTCGGTAACAACCGAAGAAGCCATGACTGGTTATTCAATATACAAAAAGCCGCAATTGACACCTGCACCTATTCCCCGTATGGGTCATCACTTTGTCAACGCTACAATGGCTATGCTACCCGGACACTGGGCGCACCCTGCCTACCAAGGATTATACGACAAACACCGAGCCTGTCGCTCGGCTACTTTACAATCGGATGAGTTTACTATCATCGGTGACTCTTACGGTATGGATGATTTAATTACAAGTGTACCTACTTCATTCCCTACCTATGACCCGTTGTTGGTCTTTGGTTCATTAACCGCTACACCAAGCGGCCCAAGTGACATACACGGTGGTGGATTCTCACTGATGTTTGAAACTAAGTTGCGTAACGACGGTTACGGTGTACTGGCATCCGAAGGTGATGCAGGTGTAACAAACTCAAAGGGTGGACACACTATTGTTCTTGAAGCCGCAGGTACTTACACACTGAAAGAACATTTCCCCGACCCTGCCGAGGTTGGTGCGTATCAAATCATTATACAACCAAATATGCATAGTTCGCAATTTATCGGTTATCATGCAAATGGTCCTGCTAATGATGTTCCTAATGGTAGTGTAAGTGAATTAACAAGCCAACAAGTCGCACTGGTTGTAGGTATTCGTGAACCCGACAGCAGGTATGGTGCTTATGCACTTGTACTGGCTAATGCTACTATGGCTGATGTAAGAGGCTGTGAAATATTTGTCAATGAATTGATGATAGACCATGACCCCGACCACGGTAGCCACTTTACCAATATCCCGCCACTGATGTTATACAACCCGCTTGGTGTTCAAGCCACAGAATCACCAGCCTTTGTTCGTCGCTCTCTACCGTATTACCCAAGTATGTTCGTAGATGCTACGCCCGGATTTACTACCAATATACCGTGGTGGTCTATTGTTCACAAGGTTGGCCCGGATAACGCTGATGCTGACCGTTTCAATCATTTGTCTTGGCATCGTCTTGACAACTACTATGAGTTCTTGAGAGCAAGTAGCGGCTCGATTGCTTCTCAAATCACGCTTGCTGGCTACCCAAGTTTCTATCCCGACTTATACTCCGAGATACTTGAGAACATCAGTCTCACACCTGTATGTACTGTAGTGAGTGTAGCATCCACAGTTATTACAGTAGATGATGCACGAGGATTCCCTAAGCAACCTTACTATGGTATGGTGCTTGAATACACCGATACCACAGGCACACGAAGAACACATACTTACACTGAACGCAGTGGTTATGATTCATCATTGATGAATAAGCCTAAGCAATTTACTATAGTAGCCAATTCTACTTTCACAGATAATTTAACCGCTGGAACAAAGATTCGCTTAAGTCGAGCGTATGATTTCCGACCAGCGAATACAATTTTAAGTGACAGTGAAACAAGTATTATCAATCAAACCTTATCTCAAACTTTAGCAGGTAGTCGTGATACCAACAGCCTACACATGGCTGATGCTTTCCTTTGTCTGTGGCATCCAAACCTTGGTCGCCCACATACTTTCTACAGTGATGCAAGTCGAACATGGTTGAATCCATTGACTGACCGAGCCATCAACCAAAAACCACTCAACAGTATGCCGGAACACTTTGAAACTGTTCACTACCATGATGCTACCTACTATGCCAGTATGGGGCCGTTTGCTTTGCGAATGAAGACAGCCATGCCGCCTACCGAAGCGCAATCAACATACTACACCGCTACATCAGCGAGTGTGAGTAGTACAACTGTTACTGCTACAGGTACTATCATGGCTGGATGGCCTACAAGTGGTACAAATACAGTATATGTCAACAGTGGTAGTGAAGAAGAAATATTCACCTATACCGGTGGTGGTGCTGGTGGTACTACATTGACAGGGTGTGTTAATGTCAAGGGTACACCATTGACAACTATGGCGAGTGGTAATCATTCACTGCGCTATTACAAGACCGCTGACCTTGCCGCTGATGGTTCACATACTCGTCAAGTTGTAGAGCGAACCAATAGTACAACCATTACAACAAACGGCGGTGAAGCAATAGCCGCTGACTCATACATTATTGTTGAGGGTCGTATGTATCAAGTAAATGCAAGTGGGGTTGCCGAAGGAGGTACTTCTATTGTAGTGTATGATACATTGGCTTCGGAGATAACAACAGGCTCGGTCATTTATACTGGTGCTGATGGAACACCTCAAACTGCTCAAACCATTGATACCACCATTGGCACAGGGCTTATGCAAGGTGGACAGTCGGACAGCAGTGATACAGCCACAAAGAGTATGCTCAACCACTTTTGGCCGAGTGGTAGCCGTGGTGGACCACTGGTGAGCCGCCTTGATGGTTACGCTTATGTCTCATCTACATGGGACTATCCACGAGACTACGGCTTTGATGGTCCTATTTGGTCGGATGCTGACGATGATGGTTCTTATGCTGTAAGTAGTGGTATCAGTAAATCATCATACGATGGTATCAGTAACCCAACACGCCCACGACCATTCGGTTATCGCTTTGGCCTACGCCAACCATACAACAAGCCGCAGTGGTCTATGTATGGATTGCGAGCATTGCGAGAGACAGCAGTAACAGCCACCAACGCCAGTGTAGGTTACACCCACGGTCCATTGGTACAAACAGAAACTCAAACTTCGACATACGCTGGTGGTGACGGTAGTTCAACCTCCACTTTCCCGAACACCTACACTGGTATTATGGAACGCCAAACCAACTTCTCCGGTATGCTTGGTGTTGACAAACCGGAGTGGCAGGTTCGATACAGTGACGGTGTTCGCTTTACCCGCCCATTCGGTTGCCCTATTCGCACCCTACGCAACAGTTCTACTGTATTGCGTGACTGGTGGGGTGACGGTAACGGTAAAGGCTTAGATTCGATTGAGGATGCCGCTAAGTATTACATTGTTGATTGGTGGGGTAATACTCGTGGTGAGGATGTTCGCCGCTTCCCTGTCCGTTCATTCGGTATTCGCCCATCATGGGATGCAGGTGACGCATACGAATACGACCGACGAAACAACCGCACACCGTATCAACGAATACACAACAATGGCAACCACCTTGTCAATTTGAAGGGACTTACTAATGCGGCTGATACAGCATTGAGTATTTCGGCAACACTACCGAGATTCGGCGGTCGCTTAAACAACACTAATAATAATGATACGAACACTTTGGTTGATGTATTCATGCCATCAAACGCACAGCGTGTAGGTGACATGGGTAACGGTCGGGGTATTCGATACCCAACACAGTTCAACGAGGATGTACTCACCGCATTGAGTGAGCCTATTCATACAACAGGGCTTGTCCTCTCTCATCACACCGCCGAGCCTATACTCAACGATGGTTTCATTCGTGCAAGAAACGATGTACTACAAAACACAGAAGTGCCTCGTGGTATCAGTTCACGCTTAGAAATTGCAGAAGACGGACTACTCAAGCCCGAAGCAGTAGTAAGTGACCGCATGGAGAACATAATTGGTGACTCGCCGCATAAGGATGCAGTAAGCCGCAGTAGCCCTCGTATCGGTCTTGACACCGAAAACCTACAAGGTGTTGACACCAATCAAATCATCATCAACACCGAAGCACACAGCCTACACACTGACCGTAATGTAGGACAGCGTGTTATATTACAAGGTGGTATGCAAACTGGCTCTCAAACAATAGGTAACTACGACCTTACTGCACTCGACTTTGGAGGGCAACCTCAAGGTGGTGCGGTGCGTATGAGTCATACATCAAACTTCAACCCACTTGGTGGTACTTACCTCGCTGAAACCCGCAACTTCCTTTCACCTATTGATGATACCAATTGGGGTGGATTTACCGCTATATGCGTAACAGCAAATGGTTCTTCTAATATCACTATGGAATCTACTGCTAAATTGGTAGTGGGTATGAAAGTAGTTGGTACAGGTATTCCCGATGATGTCGCTATCAGTGAAATAACAAACGCAACAACTATAGCAATTGAAACAAATGCAACAGCCGACAGTCCCGGTGATGGAGTCACACTAAGTTTCACTGCACCTGCCGGTTTCAGTAGTAACCCATACACTACAGTTACATTCTCTCCTGCTGGTAAAAGAACAAATGTTATTGATAAATCCATTACATACATGATGCGGCCAGTTCGATTGATGGACAAACAACACATAGAGATGTTCCGCTCAAATCTCAACTTACACGCATCAAGCCCGCAAAACGGTAGTAATTACTTCGGTGCTACCGCTGGTGGCAAGTATGGTTTGTATATTTACAATGTAGAAAACCATAGAGCAACAGACGGTGAAACTACTTACATGCGTAGTGGCCCGAATACAAACCCTCCTTACGCACCTGCGTATTCTATGTCAATTGTAAACAGTGATACCCGACCGATAAGTAAAGGTCCAAAAATTATCGGAACGGCTGACAGCGGCTTTGACAGCAGTAAAATTGACAATGAAGTTACTCGTGTAATTATCAGTGAAAATACTTTGGAACATTACCGTTCCGACGCATCACGCCGCCGTACATCTGTAGAAAACGATGAGACAGTTGTTCGTAAGGATTACAGTGTACAACCACGGTTCAGTCAAGCCTTACATCCAAAAGGACATAAAGGGGATGTCTCCTACAACTCAACAGACCACAGTGGTGATGGCGCATGATTGAATACGACTTTTGTAATTGTTGTACACCAATGGAAAATGCATTCGCCTTAATGAAGGCTAAGAAGGAAAAACCATTTCACGGTTACAATCCAAACAAGCACAGTCCAAAGGGTGGACTGAACGCTAAGGGTCGTGCCGCCGCCAAGCGTAAGAGTGGCGCAAATCTCAAACCCCCGGTGACAACTAAGCCAAGTAAACTCAAGCCCGGCTCAAAGAAGGCCAAGCGTCGTAAATCATTCTGCGCTCGTATGAGTGGTATGAAAGGCGCAACGAGTAAGAAAGGTAAATTAACACCGAAAGGGGCTTCTCTTAAACGGTGGAACTGCTGATGGTTGTTATAAAAAACACAGTTGTTGGTCGGTTTAGTACCGATATGCCCGCAGTGATGGACCATGTGCGTAAGCCGGTGTTCGTTGACAACGCCGTTCATCATGCAAAGGTGGACACGAGTACAGGTGTACAAGCGAAAGTTACCATTGAAAATAGTAACGCATCTACTTTCCAAGTCATGCCCGAAACCCGTTATCAAATTGTTGAGGGTGAGTCGTCAATTCAAATCACACATAAAGAAACACCGGGGCATAGTAGCACCGCAGTACCCTTTTTGGGTGACAATATATTGAGTTCAACCAACAAACCTATGCTTGTTTACAACGCTGACAAACCCGCCCAACGGCTATCTATCTCCACGCTTGAATCCAGCACTGTAGGTATTCTTATGAATCTACAAAACATGAAAGGTAAAACACTTAACGACCTTGGTTTCCTTGAGCGTGAAGTTAAGTTGGGTCAGCCGATTGATGTTGGGTTGCGTACAACAGACATGGCTATCCGTTTAGGTCAGCAAGCAACTACCAGTATGAATAGTTTCAACATTGGTCGCAGTATGAGTTCCGCAAACAACAACAACGGTCGAAGACTTCACTCTACTCGCTTCCTCGGTCAAGACTTTACAAATGTCAACTTGATGACCGCACTACGGTTTATCGGTCGGCATGACAGCCGCATGATACTCATAGACAGATTCGGTAATATGTTGTATGTTCCTATCACATTCAGTGAAGCCACTCGTAGTGTAAACGCCAATATCCGTTTTGGTTCTAAGCGAACTGACCCTGTAGATAATACACCAAACCGTGTCACTGTACAAGGTCAGCCAATGGCATTGAATGACTTGGTTATCGTTACTGTTGATGACACTGAAAGACAAAGCGGTAACAACGGTGAGATACGAGAAGAACCAGCACCAGTCGTAGATATGACGGTACGCTCAACCAACGGGGCAAGAAGAGTCGCTCGTCAAATCCTACGAGGTCATACACTTACAGCGGGTGCAATCAGCAGTAGCGGTCATCCCGGCATCACTGACATGCGACCGGGTATGACGATTGAGTATGACGGTCAAACTCGTGTCATCACAGAAGCAAGACATATGCCGATAGTAGGTATTACCGACCTTACTATGCTTAACATCGAGTCGGGTATAGAAGGTGTACTGCAAGGCATTAGTGAAGGGGCAACCGCTGTTTCCAGTGGAGAAGCACCTCTTACTTATGTTCAAATTGTCGAAGAAAACTTATCCATGTTTGGTAAAATTGAATTGCGTATCACTTCTCAAGTAACCGAGCGAGGTGTTCATACCACCGCCTTCTTAATCGGAGGGGTTAAAGGCACGAAGACAAGAGGCAAAATTGGTGGCGAAGGGTTGCCGATAGGTGCGAATAAGACCGAGATTAGGAGATATTGACATGCCTGTATCGAATCACATACGCCGTTTGCTCTTACAGACTATCGCTGATACTATCAACGAAGTAGTGGTAGGTTTCGACGGAACACCGGCTACTGCGGAGGATGGTGCGGCGGGTCGCCCTGCTATCGTTCTCACGCCAACAGTGACGATTATTGACGACACTGCTCTACTCATCGAGGCATCAATGAGTATTGATAACACATTCACTGATAGCATCCGTGAGGTGTACATACAAAATCGTACCACCTCCGACTTCACACCTGTCGCTCGTTATACGACAAAACCAATTATCAAAACATCGGCAAATGAAATTAACATTGAAATACTTATAGAGGTGGCATAGAATGGGAAACGGTAATCCAGTATCGGGGCATACAAATCATAACTTGACAGTGGCGACAGCAACGAATGTTGACGGATTAGGTGACGGCGACCATATCCTGTCACCCACACTCACCAACATGGTAGAGGGTATTCACGGTAATGGTGTTATCATGTACGATGATACATCGGGTGGAGAAGGTGATAGAAACATTCCTGCAAATATACCCGGTGCTGTCAATTACGCAAGTGGAACTACTTTTACTGTTAAAGGGGGTTATGCTGTACTTGATGGTATCATGTATCAATTCGCAGGTGGTGTAGGTGCAACGACAACATACACCCTCAACACGAGTAGTGCAAGTGCGGCTGGCTCGCCTACTGCTCTTACCAGTGGTAAAGAAGCATTAGTTGTAGTGTATGTTTCCGCTGATAATACTTCTACTGTTAAAAATATTTATTGGGAATTGGGAACTGCTACTACTGCCGGTACAAACAGTTACCCTGCCACTCCTACTTCATTCCTTAACACACCTACTGCAACAGGTAGTAGTGCATTAGCAAACACTCAAACAGTTGTTCTCGCTGTATTGCGTGTTGCATTTGCAAGCGGAGGTGATGACCTTAAGTTGGTAATCACAGAAGTAAATGACAAGCGTGTATTCATCCGACCATCACCTATGTATTTTTCACCAGTAACAAGTGGTGATGTAGCATCAACCGATGAACTGCTTGACCTTGACGCTTTTCACAGTGGGATAGGTAATGGTGCTTTAGGTGCATCACGCTTCGGTGCAATGTGGCAATCATTCGGGGCGCAGGTAGCCAGCACTACTGCCGGAGACAACGATAAGGATGTATTGTATTACAGTGGCACTCACGCCGCCCGTTATACTCGTTCAGTGTTCGACCGTGTGCTTACAAGCACTGCTACCAGCATTGACCTCACATCAACCGATGCCAACATCCTCGTGCTTACACCGGGCGGTACATTCGCTGTAACGACCAGTGGGGCGTTCCCTGCGGGTTATGTCATTGAGATAAAGAATACTCACGGGTCGAACACCGGAACATTCGCTCTTACCAACTCAACGACTTCTGCCATCGGTGACACCGCCGACAGCGATGGTGGCTACGCTAAGTTCGTCTGCACAGTAAGCCATGCGACCAATCCAACCTTTGTTCGCTTAGTGTGAATAGGGCGATTCAAATATAGAAGAAGAAAAATTATTCTCAACTACTTTCACTGTTGTTTTTCTTAATTGCGGTATCTTGCCAATAATGACCGCATCGCCTACATTGTAGTAACAGGAAACGCTCACGCTCATCATCAAGGAATCGAGCCGATATGCGTCGGGCTATGTGCCAATGGGCGCAAGCCCTACACTTTACTTTCAACTTCTCTATTAACCGCCCCATCGTAACAAGCCTCGCAAAAATCTCCATCAACAAGAACCTTACAAGGTTCATCACAGAATACGCATATGTAAGTCGTCATTGAGGTGGCCTTCGTGCTATTATATCGTCAATACGGAGTATTGAATTAGTGACTTCGCTGGCACTTAGTACTGCTTGACGAACCAGTTCTGTAGGCTCGTAAACACCAAGTTCCATCATGTTACATACACCGCCGTTGTGTACATCCGGCCCGATTTCACGGTTGCCCTGTAGGATTTCGTGGCGAATAGCAAGTACGGTGTCGAGTGGGTCATGCCCTGCATTCTCGGCAATAGTGGCAGGAATACACTCTAATGCGTCTGCAAAGGCTTCTATCGCCATCTGCGCTCTACCACCTATCTGTGCCGCATGTTGGCGTAGGTGAGCCGACATACGAGCGTATGCGTTTCCACCACCAACAACAAAGTTACCGTTCTTTAATACTAAAGAAACTACTCCAAGGGCATCATCAAACCCACGCTCAACTTCTTCAAGCGTGTGAGATGTTGCACCCCTTAGCACGAGTGTTGCCTCATCGCTCTTGACATCACCTTGAACAAAGAGATACCAAACATCGTTGTGCTTCTGTCGCTCTACGATACATTCTGTGTGTCTTTCTACCTCTTCGGGTGTTTGATAGATAGTAGCACCTGTAACTCTACTCAATGAGCGAAGTGTGGATTCGGGTACTCTACGAGCGACCATGATATTATGCTTCTTGAGGTGAGCGCATACATGGTCGTTGACCGCATCACGAACAAAAACAATACCACCTTTCGGTAATACTTTCACAAGTAATTTAGCCGTTGAGATGAGGTTTGCTTTACCCGACGATTTGTATGATTGGAATGATTGAGCATCAAGTTGTACCTGTACATTGTCTTCACTCTTTTCATTCTCAAGTCCAGTATTCAACAACACTACATTAGAGTAAGCATCGTCACCTTCAAGCACATAGTCCTTGTTTACAATCGAACCTTCGTAAAGGTAGGAGTCATCAAGCGAACCACCGGGGAATGATACAACCTTGACGCTTTCAGCATCACCGGCTTTTTCGACAGCGGCTACGCAAAGTTCAGCAACAGCGTTAAGTGAGTTCTCAAGTGCTTTACCAGTGATAGCAGTTTTAGCCACCGATACCAGTACATCACGCTTATCACTTGTCAGTGATATATTGGTACGAAGGTATTCAATAGCCATTTGAGATGCCTCATGATAACCACGGCAAATTACATTAGGGTGCAATCCTTTCTCAAACAGCGTTTCACTGTTACCGAGCAGTTGACCTGCAAGAATGACAGTACTCGTTGTACCGTCATAGCACAGGTTTTCTTGAGTCTTCGCTACTTCAACAATCATTTTACCACCGGGGTGTGATACATCAAGTTCACGCAGGATAGTAGCACCATCGTTTGTAACGATAACACCACCTCCACCGTCAACCATCAGTTTGTCCATTCCCATAGGGCCAAGCGTTGATTTGACGGTATCTGCTACCGTCTTCGCCGCCCGTATGTTGTGTATCTGTGCTTTACTTTTCGTACTTTCAATCTCCGTCATATCTACCATTCCACTTCTATTTTTACTATTTCGCCTGTATCTAATTGTCTTGATTTAATATAACCTTCACTCTTTCCAAATTGATACAAGTCGAATGTTAATTGAGCATCGCTAAGGCAGTATTTGGCTACCTCATCGAACTTACCTGCTCTCCATGCTAAGGGGGCATCCTCACTGTTCATAAGTTTATTGTCCTCTAAAGTGGTCTTTGTCAGCATCCCCAGTGTCGTTGATACCTTACCAACGGCAGTTGCCGCCTTCTGTACCAAGTGCTTCGTGTCAATGACCGCATCGGCTTTACCGAGTATATCACCGGCTGTCCAGCAATCAAGTGCATCACGCAGTACAGGTAAATCGAATCCTTTGATGTTATGGCCGATGACAACGCCACCGCCAGCAACATGCTTTGCTAAGTCCTCACCCAATGTACGAGGGTGAAGTTCTTTCACTGTAGCATCAATGTCGAGTGATTTGTTACAATACACCGTACCATCGTTGCCATTCCATGTAGCGACTACTGTAGGCTCAAAGGAGGCGGTCTTATCCCACCCTCCAATCTCCCACGAGTAGTTACCTGTTTCAATATCTAATGCCATTATGTCACTCATTTCTTAGCCACCTTGTGTCTGTAGTAAACTCGCTTACCCTGTTTACGGTTTACAAATACCTTACTACTGTAGTCCTTAAAGTGTCTTTGGGCTGTGCTTTTACTTACACCTGTATCAGCCATGTATGTATTCCATACGGCTGACTGTCTGCACCAACCATCGCCGTGACCTTCAAGTTCGTAACCTGCACATTGCTCGTATGCTTTCTGCATGTCACCAAGGATTTTACCTTCTTTGGCTTTGTTACCACCGATTTCAACAGAATCCTCAAGCCAAGAGATAAGGTTTTGAAACAAGTCAATCAATATCTCGTGAGCCATATCAACATGCTCGTCGTTGATTTCCCATGACTCATCAAGTAGTGCCATGTGGAGTGAGATGATGCCGAGGTAGTTCTCAATACCGGGCGTGAATGATGCTACAATCTCCGACATAGATGGGTTCATGTCCATCAGTAAACCGTAGATGTCTTCGGATGCTTGATACAATGCGGTGGTATAATTCAAACTTGGTTTGAACATATCCCACATATGACGCTGTACAATTTCTTCTCGCTCATCATCAGTCATTTCACCCCACTGTGTGAATGTTACTTCGCTCATGTTGAGTAAGCGGTCACGAATACGCTTTTCTGTATTTTTGAAGTAATCGCAAATATCATCCTTAGATAAATCGTTTTCTTCGGGCTTCTGCCAAAAAGTTCCAAGACGGGTGGTACTCACTTCTTGTCGCATACCCATGTCCCAGTGCGCCCAGTAAAGCAGGACACGCTGAAAAATACCTTTTGTTAATACATAGTCCTTAACACCCTTCGGCGGGTAGGTGGTAATCCAAAGCGACACTAAAGAATCACACTCAATTTTGTTTCCCTTCATGTGTTTCACCAGTACATTGCTGTTGCTACCTACTGCGTTACACGCTGTCTGTAGATACAATACTGTTTCTTGGCTGTGTTTATTGGGGGTGAGAAGGATTGAACCTTCATCGAAATTGATAGCCTTGCGACCTGCAAGTAAACCCGGAACAGTTTCAAACTCACCCGTAGGTTTCATGTTTTCATCAAGCACTGCATTGGTAGAGCCAATCAAACCTGCATCTGTACCCGAAGCAAATGAATCATAAGGTACTTCGATTTGTTCCATGATGTCGCTAATAAAGTTCCATGCTATAGACTTACCAGTACGAGAAGGTTGAATCCAAAATACATGCACACGAGGGTCAAGGTGAGAATCACCAGTAGGAATACGAATGTAAGGTAGAGCCACTTGCCCTTGAATGAAAAAGAAAGACAGTAAGCCGGGAATCTCATTCATCATCGAAGTTCGTGAAAAGTGGTGTAAATACCCTTCAAGAACAGGAAACTTTTGTACGGCCTTGTAATTTGATAATTGTGTCATGGTTTTCATCTCTCTTTTCTTTTAGTGTTTATATATGATTTTTACCGTTTGACCTTTCTTTCTTGTTTTACAGGGTCTTCACTTGTAAGTATTTTAATAAGTAATTTTCTTCTTACCTCGCCTAAGCCTTTGATTTGCTTAAGTGATTCGGGAAAGCACATTTCTTCTATGCTACCGCATGACTCTAAGAGGCGTTCCGCTACTTCACGCCCTACACCCGGAACAGTCATTATCATGTCCAAGCGTAGGTCGTTACTCGCTACCCTACGGATTGATTGCGCCCCATGCTTACTCGCTGGCTTGTGTAACTTGTCATGTAATTTTACTACGAAAAGAGCCGCACTACTTACATCGGGTGTGAAGAAAACTTGACATTCAAAATCACTCATTATCCGAGCGATAGTACCAGTCAGTTCACTTTGCACCTTAGAGTAACTTACCTTCTTACCGTTGCGTTTAGCCATAGTGACATACTTTTCAATTGAACCGTGAATGACAAGAAAGAACCGTTCAAAGTTCGCATCCATGTTGTCGAGTTGTCTCCATAGGTGGCCGGAGTGTGACGACTGAAACAGGTCGGGAATACTTTTAGCCTCAACTAAAGCACCACCTAATTGATAATCGCCTACCACCAGTGTTTGTCTTACGACAGTAAGACCGGCCTTCTTTGCTTTACGCTCAATGGATTCACACAGTGAGCCTCTTTCGTTGCTATCAATTATCAAGTCCGGCTTCATTTGCCAACCCCCATACCATGATGTCGTAGTGACCCGATACACCACTTGATACCTTTTCACTACCTATTTTTACAAACTCTTTGTTACGACTTAGAATGTTACCTAAACGAGTCATACCCGGACACCATCGAGGCCATGTTCGATGTAATGCTTGATGAATCTCAATAGTATTCATTTCATATTCGTCTTGAAGTAATTTAACAACTCTTTTAATCGTGTTAATATTGCGTCTTTTTTTAGGCTTAATTTTATCGTCATGTGCGTCGAATATGTTGCTCATAATATCACTCCATATCGCCGGTTTCATCGTAGTATTTACACTTACCCACACAGAAACCCTCTTGGTAAAGTGTAGCACAGGTAGCATGTGGATAACCAGCCATCACTATACTGCGTACTTGTTCTTCTGTCTTCTCTTGTCGGTAGTCAACCCATCCTTGGCCCGATATGATTTTTGAAATCATACCTACATGCTTTTCTTTCTCTTCGTTTGCTATGCGCCAAGCGGGAAAAAACATGCGAAGCCTGTCGGCTAAGTAAGAGGCAAGGTGAAACCTCGCCCTGTGAGTGGGATTGCCGCCACCCATAGCCGCTTGAGATAAGCAGGGTAGTATGTGTAGGTCATCCAATGATACGGTCGGTATATCCACCGTCTTGATATGACCCATTGTCATAATTTTACTTTGTATAACATTTAATTTAACAGGTAACTTACCTAAAGGGATGTAACCGTTGTGTGGTTCTTGACCTTTATCCATCAAATCATCATACGATAGATTGAGTATGTCTTCACTGTTCAAAGGAAACGACCAAACTTCTCGCTTGGCATTGTACGAATTAGGTATGCGAATCATACCACTCGTGTCGAAAGCAACAGCAGGGTCGTTGCACCTTAACCCTCCCAGTTTCTTTTCCCATTCATTGATGAGTAGTTTACCGGAGTGCTTTATGCGTGAAAGTTCTGCACCGTTCTTTGGTTCTAATGTTTCATCAAGCGGAATCCAAACATGAAAACCACCACCGCTGAACCATATGTAATGAAGTGTCTCTTTATCCATCAATAAGCGATGTAGTTTCTTTACCTCACTGTGTGGTATTTTAAACGGTAAGTCTCTTCCTTTATCCTTGAAATCCTTACAGTCAAAGTCCAATACGAAGTGGTGTATTTTAGGTGTGTTGTAATCCACCCTGTGGTGCTTGGGTGCTTGGGTTTCATTGTAACCATAAGCAGTAAAGTAAACATTACCACTCCCGTTCTTACCCGACCAGTAGCGTTCCAACTCGGATTCGTTCTTGACGAGTCTTCGCCAACCACGCTCACCGCTACTCGGTAATTCAAGGACTTCACGAGGGAAGTCTATGGGTATAAATCCCATACTATCACCGATGCTCGTGTAGGTAAATGTCGAGGTCTTTCATCAAATCGTCTATCAAAGCGTTGAGATTATTGGCTCGCATGTGTGACGGGTGTACAGTGTAAGTAATCGTCTTAGGGTGTCTGTATTGAGCCTCACCGTCTATATCAGTAAACTCATCAAGAGTTGTCTGTCGTACAACATCACGCAAGTATTTCTTACGACCTGCACCAGTTGACTTCTGTACTTTCACTACATAGTTGAAACTACCTACTTTTTCATTCATCATTCTTTCTATTAACATAATTATTTCAATCATTCTTTTCATCCTCATTTATTTTTTTCTTCATTCGTATTATCCAAATATGTGTCCATATCCCAAAACTCGCAATGGGCTTTGTAACTACACCAGTTGCATTTCAGTTTTTGTTCCTCTAAAGGTAAACCTTCTACCAGCCTACCCAAATACGGTGTGGGTGGAAACTCCATGTTTATGTGTGCTTCAAGTAGGCGCACTAATCCTTTCTCTATACTCTTGGATGAGTACTTACCACCTTTCTTGGTGTCTTCATAGAATACTGTAGGCCCGTCGCCACCGTTAATACCACCGCCGGGGAACTCCCATCCCCAATGGGTGATAGGGAGGAACTCGTGATGGGGGCTGTGTTCAAGCATCATTTTGTAAAACTGCATTTCTTTACGCATAGAGCCGGGTTTGCTCTTATTGTACTTACCAGTCTTCAACTCCATGAGAGCGAAGCCATCATCGTCAGCGAACAGTCCGTCAATAAAACCGTTCATGTGAATAGGAATGTGTACACCATCTACTTCAACGAAGCGTGTGGCCTGTATGTTTGCTTCAATAGCGACAGGTCGCCACTGATTGCCGTTGGTGATAACCAAGCGGTTGAATTGCCATTTCATCCACTGTGCTATTTGTTCATCCTCACCGAACTCATATGGTTCGGGAGGGGATGGTATAGCACTGTTGAACAACTTTTCAGCCTCAAGTAAATCACCTTCATCAATTAACTTTAACACTGATTTTTCTTGTTCGTCGGTGAAGTTTTCCCAAAACCACTCCATCATGTCGTGAACATTTAGCCCCCGTATGTGGTGGTCCACTGTCTCTCCACGCATACCTAAGAACTTCTCAATGTAGTATTGCTGTGGACACCAGCCGAATGTGCCGTAACTTGACTTGGTAACTCGTAGGATTTTACTTTCATCCTCATTCGGATTCCAAGCGTAGGTGCTACTCTTGTACGAGTCAGCCTCCAATTGGTTGCCGGTAGCCTCAAGGTAATCGTCAATGCGTGGGCGACTATCATCACCAGTAGGATTCCATCTCATTCTTTCATCTCCATTTCAATTAGTTTCTGTAGGTACACGGCCAAGTCCATCGCTTCTTCTTGAGCATGAACAAGCCATTCAAGACGAGAGAGTGGTGCGGTTTCCATTGTAACCCCGTACTTACTCTTTCCTACTTCTGCTCGCTGTGCAATTTTCTTGCATACTTCGTCTTCGATTCTACTCATTTCAATTCCCCACATCAACATAAGTTGTCAATACAGTTTTGTGTTGTGCGCTTGATTCCTCCCAGTATTGGATATTAAAGTCACCAAGTAAAGGTTGCCAATGTTCATCGAATTGTTTCTTAGCATTAGCCAGCACATTCTTGGCAAAGACTACACCATGAGTAGCACCTACTGTAACCATGTACCCTACGAGTTGATTCATGTCTTGAGCATTGAAGTTTCCTTTCTTAACTTCAAAAACATAAAAAGAATCACCACTATTAGCGGTGACATCCATACTAAGGTTGGTATCTGTTGATTCTTCTGTCTTAACATCACACCAAATGGCATCACCGTTTGGTAATACCTGCGCTTTGAGGTAGTCAGCGAGTCCGTCACGAATAAGCGACTCGCTAAGACTATCGTAATCATCATCATTTTCGGGTGGATTAAAGAATGATGTAATTTTTGCTTCTTTAATTGCCTCGGATATACTCTTTTTTAATTCATACCATTCATCAGTTTGTTGTATGTTGTCTTTCTTTGGTGTCGTAGCCAAATGCCCTTCTTTTATTACCAATTGTCCTACAAGACCATTGAGAGAGGTGTGATTCTTTGCTCTCCAAACTGTCATTGGTTCATATACACGATGCATTATCACTCGGCTATTTTGTACAACATCAATACCACCGCCATAACTTTGCCTCGCCCATACACCCTCATGTTCTTCGGGACTCATACCTATGGTGAGTTCAGCAACTATGTTTTGAGTTGTTATATCAGTTTTGAGTAAGTGTACATTAGTCAGCGTAGTAGGATGAAAGTATGGTGGGAATATCGCTTTTACTGTTACTGTAGTGGGCTTTCCTTTTGCGTCTTGAATGATTTCATTGTTTTCCAAGTTTACCTCGTTAATCACTATAACTCCACCATCGTTAATAAAATTAGCATAACGAATACCCAAAGAATCTCTTAGGTTATTGACCCGCTTCGCCGCAAATACATTTAGTAATACATTCATTACTATTTTCGTTCCGGTAGTGGTAGGGATAGGTAAACTATCATCAATGTGAAGGTTGTTACCTTGATACCCGGTTATTGCATAAGAGTCCACTCCGTCATATGAGCGTATAATGTCAAGTCCTTGTGAAATATCTGTATCACCAAAGTAAGCGATAGCACTTTTCATACCTACTCCATGCTCATGAATACCTTGATTGGTTCTCGCACCGACACTCAAAGCAACAGCCGCTTCGGAGAGTGAAATACCGTCACCATCATCCACAACTGATATTTTTTTGATGCTTCTTTGTCCATGATTCTCAACCAATAAATTGATTGAAATATTATTCGCTGTCACTATAGCGTTGTCCACTAATTCATGTAACGCCGAAGTGAATGTAAATCCACTCTTAGACATAGTATTAGCCATCAGTTCGTTATTGCTTTCCATTTGTATTATTTTTCTTACCATATTATCACCAGTATTGTTTTAAGACCCGCTTCGCAGTGAGTCGTTCTAAGTCCCAGTCGAGTGTTTCATACACGACCTTGAGTTTTTTTGCTATCCATTTGTCAACGCATGTAGTCCAGTCTATATCATACTCATCCAGTTCACTTACCTCATCGTATGCTATCACATTGGTTTGAGGTTGACCCTCCGGTACACCGTTTATGAATACCCACTTAACGCTATCACCTTTATTAAAATCAGTGTTATTGTATTTGTTTGAGTATTGCGCCGCCTTCGCTGTGTTCGGTGTGTGTGATGGGTTGTAGTCATCTAAGTGCTTTTGAATGCGCCCGTATGCTGATACATCATCCAGTGCGCCACCACCATAGACAGCCTTCACCATTGGTCGGATGTTATCAAACAAATCACCTTCATCAGCCCCATTGCATATGAGTGTGAATGCCTCACGCTGTACACGCTTACTCAAAGGTGGTGCATTAGCCGCCTTCATAGCAAAGCCTGTCACCTTCATCTCACCCTTGTCTTCGGGAGGGTATGACTTGATACCGAAGTTTCGATTCTTGATACCGGCAGTGAACCAGTAAGGGAAAAAGGCTTCAAGTTCTACATCGAGATACTTCAAATCCATTTCTTCTTGAGCAATGCGAGTCAACTCACCTGCAACTTCTTCGGCTTCATCGAATGGAACTTGAATGTAACATGAATCGGTGTGTCCTGCAAGCCCTCGGTAGCCCATCTCTTCACTCTTCTTAACAAGCATACTGATAGACTCTCTACCGAGGTAAGTGATACACTGTGCAATTGGGTAACTACTCCATTGTCCACCAATTTTCTTAGTACCAGTCATACCATATATGGCATTGACAGCAACCTTGACCGCCATCTGTAACATGTTGTAACCAAGGCGTATGTCAGCGTCATCAGCCTCACGCATGAGGCGTTTGTACTCCTTACGGAGAGCGAGCATTTGTTTGACGACAGAAGGTAGTATGCCCTCTTTGTCTTGATGCCAGTGGAATGTACCACCTGTGAGGGGTATCATGTTACCCTTGTCATCATACTTAGGAGGAACTTTCAGTGTGAGAATATTCTCCCCCGGCCCGTCTGCAATCGTAGTCCAACATAGGTTGGCGGAGAGTATGATGTTTGGATAGAGTGATGCGAAGTCAACCAGTGCTACATTTTCATGTCGCCCTGCTACCGGAGGCATAACCCACGCCGCCTGTAGTTCGGGGCGTTCTTGAATGTAAGAAGAGGGTGCTTTGAGGTCAGTGCGCCGACCAATCAACCCTCGGAAGTATCGAGTGACCTTATGTGTGCTACCGAATGAGACACCCGCCAATTGTTGCATGGCTATGTGATAGGATATACAATTCAACTTCTCATCACAGTCACGCAGTAATGTAGTGTCAACTAAACAATAGTCAACGAAATCGTCATAGTATTCTCTCCATCCATTGAAGACGGTCATACCTTCAATGTCGTTTGTTAATTTACCACTGAAACCAAGTTCAGTAGCGAACCAATCCAACTTGCGAGACTGTGCTTGACCTTTACCGGACTTCTGCCATATACCTTCAAAGCCACTCCCATCAGTCCACTGCGCCGCAGTATCGAATATCAGTCGCCCCTTGATAGGTTGAGCAGTGGTGCGGTATGAACCAGTCTTTTTGTTTGGTGCAATCACTCTACGGACAGGAGACAAACGCTCACGCTCTACACCCAATTGACTGTAGAGATGTGGTAAGTCAGCCCAAGCAATAGCGTGAGCCACCAACATATCGGGGTTACACTCTTCAAGGTAAGACAGGAAACCATCATGCATCTCATGTGCATTCGGATAGGTACGCAACTCATAACCTTCGTAGCGGTCTATCCATTCTGTCTTGCGTATAGTATCTCTTACTGAATCCTCACTCCAAGCGAACACTACAGGGTGGTCGCTGAATGTATCGGACACAGCCATCACCGTTGTCGTTTGGTCTTCGGTGTCCCACTCAAGGTCAAAGTACCATATCCGAGGTTTGAACTCCGGCAACTTATCGGGATAGTTGGTGAGTAGTATTTGGTCGAGGTAATTGAGGTCAGCCTCATATGTCCATACACCACACTTCTCTTTGAGTTCCCATAGAGTATTGGGGTGCTGTACAGTTACTTTCACTATTGTTTTACCGTCGAGTCCGGTCGCCTTGATGTTCGGATGAATAGTTCCCCTGTGTCCTCTAATGCGATTCATTACATATTGAGGTGCTTCTTCGGCTACCCAAAAGAAAGGCTCAACATAATCGTCATCACCCTTCATGATGTATCGCTCATGCAATACTCCATCAGCCCCACGAGTACGCTCGTAGATGGTAGGTGGGTCATACGGGTCATCAGTGAACCAATCAATAATCATATACTCACACCCACTAATAATAGTAAAAGAAAAGTTCCACTTAAAACTACAAAGGAAAGAAGTAATACTTTCACAAAATCTAATACTCCTAAGAGATACAACTTCCCCCATGTCCCTTTTCTTTTGGGTCGCTTCTTCTTTACTTTGTTTGGTATTAGTTTATCCTTATTGATGTAATAATTATTGATGACATCTCCGTTATGAAAATCGCCTCCAATAACGCTGTCGTTTAATGTAGGTTTATTCATCAGTCATCACCTACATCTACGACCATGAGAAGCGTGGTTACTTGTTCAAAAATTACTATCGTTCCTCTACCCATGTGCATACGAGCCTCACCGTCATCGAGATAGTTGAGGCAGGTAGGTAGGGCATCGGAGAACATAGAGTCAACAGTAGTAGCAGGGCCATCAGTGTCCCATACAGGGAGTGTGGTAAACAAACGACCACTCGCCGCCTTACCTGCTACAATACCTACCTCTTCTTCACCGCAGTGAATACGCAACTTGAAGTCCGTGTCCTTCGCCAGTATGCCACGCATGTTGGCAAATGAAATCAAATCCTTTGTCATCAGTGATGAGTGGGTGGACAAGTTGGAGTTACCAAACTTAGCCCACCCACCTTCTTGACACTTCTTTAACAGTGAACGAATTACAACGGCCTTGATTGCTGACTCAATATCATTCGTACTCGGTAGTTGCAACTTGTTACCACCTGCTTCAATGTGGAGTGGCTTGTGCGTGTCCACTTGCCGCAGTGTTACATTATCCTCCTTTGTCGCTTTCATGAACTTGAGTGCTTTCTCAAGGTCAGCGATGTGGATAGCCCCTTCTTCTATCACCTGTACGGAAAGGAAATACTTTCGCAAGTAAAACGATGCGTAAGCAACCTCAACCGTTACACGAGAACCAGCGCAATCCAACCGTAGGTCGGGTACACCTTTCGTGAAGACAGAAAGGAACGAGAGGAACTCGCTTTTATTCACTGTAATTTTAGTCATAATATCACCTCATAGTGTAAGTAGGAAAGGAGAAGGGGCAACAAAACCAAACCCCCTATCAGTGGCAACCGAAGCCCATTCGATTGTGAAAACCTTACTCCTTATTACTTGACAAACCTACCTCACTTGGAGTCTCATAGTGTACCGTCATACAAGTCCGGTAGTCCATTCCATGTGTAATCGCCATCGGGTCGTGTCACGAAGACAGACCGAGACTGATTCACGAGGTTTGGATTGGTCTTACACTTAGTGTACGACGCTGTAAAGACTGTCTTTTCTAATTCACCTTCATCGTTATGTTCCTGTGTCTCTTGCATGTGGATAATGGTTGGTAAGTAGCCGTTCATTTTCTTTTCCCACGCAGGTTTCCACTCATCAACCGGCCCACTCTTGTAAGAGAAGTTGGCGATAGTCATGTGTGTTTCCCAAAAGACACGCACACCGAGTCGAACAAGGTCACGGCTCAATCGAGTGAGTTGGTGAAAGCGAGCGTTACGCATACCCCACGCTGTCTGCGACTTGATTTTCTCCATGCCACCACCGCTGTAATCCGCTGATTGGATAGCGTCTTTCGCCATACCCAAGTCAACGATACGCATGTTATGGTTGCATATCTCAAGCCATGAATCAATACCACTCAACAGTACGCCCCACACCGGCTTACCGGCTTCGGCTTCATTGATGAGGTATCGCATGATTTTCATGATACGGTCGTGTGTAGCAGGGTAATCGTGTGCTGTACGGTCATGCCCCATTTGCCACGGATTCCATGAGCGAATGTTTTCATTCTTGTAAATAGATGAGTTAAGCATACCACCGCCACCGTCAAAGTCAATCACTTGAAGTGTTGAGTCTTCGGGTTTCGATTCGTCTTTCTCAAAGGCATCGAGAACGATAGCCGACTTACATGTACCGTCATGTCCCATGATACCGATGAACTGATGTGTCTTCATCATGTATGTACGAGCGTTGTCTTCGGCTCGCATTTCAGCGAAGGGGTCGCCGGAAAGAGGCTTCTTAACCTCTACCGGCTCGCTTACTTCAGCCTTAATTTTCTTCTGTGCTTCTGCTGTCTGTCCAAATCCCGCCATACATAATCACCTCATTCAAATTGATTTACTCCTGTATTACCACCAGTTGCTCGCTTTCGGCAACGGCGTGGGTCGCCATAGATACCCATGACGCTAATTTTAGGAGAGATGAGTCCATCACGGTCTTTCATACCGACACGGCCAAAGACGAATACAGTGGACTTTTCAGCGTAGTCAAAGGCTTCTTCGCCCCAACCACTCGTGAACGGGTCACACATCACGCCGACAGCACCAGCAATCCAACAGTCAATGTCACCAGTAATGGTGCTTGAAAGTGTCATGTTATAGTTGAATCCTTCGGGGTCGTACTCGCTATCACGAGGTTCAGTGTTCATGCTGTTGATTGTACCCTTCGTAATGATGAGTGGGCCGTATGTAACTTGTCGGCCACCAATCTCGGTGCGTTCTTTTCTTGACTCAAACGCTTCTTCTAAGTTGTCTATAGGAGTGAAGAGTTCATGGTCGGCCATTGTCCAATAATTGGTCGGCTTCAAGAGTGACCGGAACTGTTCGGGTAGGAACTCATCAGTGTAGTTCGGTGAGAAGTCATCGTATGTACTAAGAACAGTCTTGAAGTATTCATTCGCTGTGTCACGAGGTGGCACGACCGAGATTTTACACGGTCGCCCAATGTCGAGATTCATGTCAGCGTTCTCGTTTGTCAAGTCAACTTTCCACAGTGAAACAGCGTTGTTGTTCACGAAGTCACCTTCTTCACCACCAAGGAAGTATGCGTAGCGACCCATGCGAACAGGGGATGATGGTAGTCCCTTACGAGTAAGGAGACATACCCAATCATCACCAGTCTTGATACCGAATGGTGGGTCTTCGCTTGAACTGTTGGTGAGTGGAGTAAGCCCATCCTTGTTACGAATAGCCCACACATCACCGTCTTTCTCAAAGACACCAACACGGCCCAAACCAATTGCTTCGGCAGGGTCTTTGTTGAAGAGTGCGACATTCGACTTAACGATGTTCTGCAACCTGTCTTTCTTTCTGTCTGCAACGCCAAGGAAACAGCCGACCCATGTGTTTGTATTACTACCGCCACCAGTCTGCTTACGAGTCTGTACGAAGGCTTGTTCAGCCCAGTCTATCAACAGGTCATCGTCTTCTTCGGCAGGGTTGTCGCAACCCCACTCTTCTTTGATGTAGTTGAGATAGTCTTGCTTGACCTCATCAGCCTTCTTGTTCGTTCTTTCTGCGTAAGCAACGATACGCTGTGCCACCCCTTGAGGTAATGCAAGTGTAGCAGGTGCTTCGCTTGTTTCTGTATATTCGTCTTGTTCTGTCCAACTCATTCTATCAACTCATTTTGTTTTTTCAATCTCGCCACCAGTACATCAACATAGGTGTTGTCGTTTCCGGGCCACTCGTTTACCTTCTCCATCATGTCTCCCCATACATAGAGTATGGCAAAGACCGTATCGGGCTTAGTATCGAAGTGTCCTTTGACAGTCCGGTGGAATTGATTCATCATGGCAAATCTACTGCCAAGTGTATTTAAGGAATCTAAAAGTTTCTCTCGTAGTACGAGCCAATCATTAGCGATGAAGTCATTCATCCAATCATCGTCATCATCTATTGCATCGAGATGGGTAAGAGCATCCGGTGTTTTGGGTAGGCTCTCTAAGTAGTTCACTGCTGAACGAAGGTCGCCGTTCTTTACTTCGACAACTCGCTCATAGTATTCACTCCATTCGGGGGGTGCGCCACATGACTCAAGGCGAGCGAGGTGCTTCGCACCCTGCTTAGGAGTCACCGGCTTGAAGGTGTACATTTGACAACGGCTCTTGATAGCCGGTCTTATTTTGTCGGGATAATTAGCGGTGAGAACGAACAGTACTCGGTCAGCGTACTTCTCCATGATACCCCGTAGAGCATCCTGTGAAGCAGGGGTCAGCCCGCAAGCCTCATCGCAAACAACGACCTTTCTTTGCACTCCTACACCGCTAAGGCGGGCGAAGTGCTTAATCTCCTTACGGATGAAATCAATGCCTCTATCGTCACTTGCATTCATCCACAGAACATTCATGTCGTTGTTCCACTGACCGAGCATGGTATGTGTAATCGCATTAGCCGCACTTGTTTTACCAGTTCCCGATGGGCCGACCAGTAGGAGTGCTGACGGGTATGAGTCCGTTTCAGCCCAAGCCTTGAAATCTGTAACAAACTCTACATTACCGGCAATCTCTTGCCATGATGTAGGGCGGATTTGCTCATTCCAATTTACCATTGTTCTCAATCCCCATTTCTTTTAGTATTTATATATCATTTGATTCAGTCTATCGAATAATTACTCATATCCACGCCGCTTTGAACATAACTAAGTTCTTTGATTGATAAAAATTGTATATTTTTGTAAGCATTATACCGTAGTTTGTAGGATTACTTGATGTAATAAGAGATACACCGTGGTTCTGTTTGAGTTTATTCATCATTCTTGTGTGGTTGTAGTCTTCATGAAAAGCAACATCAGTGTATGCATATATAAATCTCGCACTAAAAGCATAGGGTAAAAACTCTACCAAATCAGTGAGATAAGTAACGAACAAGTCGCCCCTGTCCTCGTCAGTCATACGCCATTTACCTTCTTTGAAAGCCGTACCTCCAAATGGTTTTCCGTACATTTTTGCTAATGATGAATATGTTAATTTTTTATCATGTTGAGACATTTTAGATTGAAGTTTCTTGTATGACGCTTTGATAGCAGGGTCATTATGCGATGCAAAGAAATCTACAAAATTAGCCATTGTCCAATTTACTTGTATTGTATTCATTTCTACTATTGCATTCATAGCATCCCATCCTATAACAATGGCGGGTATGCTTAAATCAAGAGATTTTACCGCTGTCCATCGGTGCTGTCCATCTACAACCATGTATTCTTTATCTCCCTCATATACAGTCATGGATGACAATACGCCATATTGTTCCATACTTGCTTTTAATTTATTTACTAAACTACCATTCAAGGGCCGGTTGTAGTCCAACATGATTACAGGCTTCTTCGTCTTATTACTCAAGTGTATTACTTTCGCTTTTGTTTTATTCATAATTCTCAATCCCCATTTCTTTTAGTATTTATATATCATTTGATTCAGTCTATCGAATCGTTGAACTCATCCCACCGTTCTGCCCAATCATAGAAGTCATTCCATGAAGCATCACCCCTCGCAGGAGGCATTGGGTTGGCAAGTACCCATTTAGTGCGCTCGTAGCCCCGTCTGTCGGACAGGAGAGACTCGTAGGGGGCAAGTGCCTCCACCCACGCTTTCACCTCATCCTTGCGCTTTGCACGATACTTCACCGGCAGGTCATTCTCATCGCACCATAATTGTATGGCGAGTCGTTGATGG